ATGAGACTTATTCTGGCGTTATTACTACCTTGGTTACAATTTTTCACGATTGGTCGCCCATTCGCTGGCATCTTTTGCCTTATCCTACAAATCACCTTAATTGGGTGGATCCCTGCGGCTATCTGGTCGGTTTATGCCCTTTCTCAATACAATACGGATAAAAAAATTGAGAAAATGTCTCGCGGTGGTTAACGATTAAGCCCCACAAATGTGGGGCTATCGATTAGCTAATACACTCTCAGTGACGCTATCCCACACTTATTCTTCCGTGATTTTCTTCTTCCACATCGGCATAAAATCCATCAATTCAAACGGAGACGTTTTCGGAACACTGGTGACCACCTTCAAGTGGACCAGGGTGAAAGTATTTGAACTTTTACCCATCCCTACTCTGTATTTCATGGTGTTATTGATGCCAATGATAATTGGGATCGAGTGGAATGCCATCCGCATTACAGCCAATGAATTTGCCACTCTTTTCAATACTTTTTTTGTTGAGTTATGATGTAGTTTGCAGAAGCTTTGGAAGTTCTTTGCGTCCCAGAATAAGGCTTGGGCTTTTACGATATGTTCTTTATCACCTGATTCAAGTGCTTCTTTAAGACGATGTGGAGTAATGTGGTCAACTATTGTGGCAGCAGTAATACGTCCTTGCTCTTGGCACATAACACAAAGTGGATGTTCATTAAGAAACGCTAATCGCGCTTTAGCCCATCGACCACCATAGACATTGCGTTTTTTCATGGTTTATTTCTGACAACATCAGTTTCTATTGATGATTGCTTTCTAGTATAGCCACCGACAATAAATTACTTATTCTAGCAAGAATACCCATGCCTATGGCCTCAGCAATTAAATTTTTACAGAGTATCCTTCAAGTTATACAACTGCCATAAGTAATATTCCTAGAAAAAGAACTATCAAGAAAATCTCTGTTATTCAATTTTCCATATCATTCTCTTGAGGTTATGACTCTGTTTTCGCTCTCTATTCTAATATCATTTAATCCTTATTTAATTATTTATTCCATTCATAAATAATTATCTAACACCTATCGATGCCATCTGGTAAATATACTTACATATAACATCATCATCCACATTATAAAACTTTCATTTATATTAAGACAAGAAATAAGCGCATGAAAGCATTAATGACATTTAACTTCACCAATAAGCCAATTGCGAACACATTGATAGTTTTAAATCTATTTTAAGTTATCAAAAGCCCTGTAATTATAAATCACAGAGCTATTTTATTAATCAACAAAGATACCATTTTCATATATATACATTGTTTTTATTACAATGAATAAAAGAAATTTCGACGCCTATATTTTCATTTACTGAAATAGCGTCATAACTTTATTAACACTATCTAAAATTTGAGAAATTGAATCTTGTTGAGATATAACATAATTATAGAGTAATAAAATTGAGTCACGATAAATAAAGGATATTGCAATTAAGATTATTATAAATAAATAACTAATCGGGCCTTTTAATAGTCTCATTATTACACTCCCTTTTATTTTTATAATTTCTTTTAAAATCAAGGCCATGTTTTGCACGACCTTGATTGAGTTGTTATTGCCCTACTAAAGATATTCTACCTACGTTTATTTCATCTTGAACTAGGTGGTTATCAATTCTTCCTTCTATCCGAATTTTTGTATCAGATGAAACATTAAGGCCATTCCACTTATCATTATCAATTTTTACACGGATACTTCCAGAATCATCTTTAAATTCATATACGTTATGGGTAATATTTCTAACAATAAATCCTTCGATAATTATTGTGCTATTATTTGGGAGATTATCTACATTTGATACACTAGTAACAGATGTTGATTGTGAAACAAACCCACCACTATTTACTTGATGATTACCATTATAATTAGCCATTGCGTTAAAGGATAAACTTAATACTGCCGCACTTAACATCCCAACCACTAATAACTTTTTCATAAATCCTCCTAGGGATTAATAACTATTTATTAAGGTTATTTGTTAGTCCTTATTTTTGTATCTGATTAGAGTATAAGTATGGAGTCAACTCCAGAGTCAATTAAAAAAAACACTATTTACAAAAAATAACAATTAAAAAATAAAATCTGACAATTAGATAAATTAATGAAGATTAAAATTTATAACCATATAATTAACAAGTATTAATACGGATTGAAAGCAATATTATTTTTAACAACCTAAAATTTAATTGTATAATTTATTTATCAAAACAATCACAAGCATTTAATTAATGATTTTTATTTCAAACACTCAGTTTTAATGTAATGTTGTAACCCTTTAATCATTTGCTCTGATTCTGTACTTCGCTCTCTGAGTAACCAATAATTTCTGATAGCGGTGTCAGTAGATCCGGCGGTGGTTGCGCGGGAGTGGTTTTGCTTTTTGGGCACTCGGCTTTGATATACACCCGCTCAGGATGACGCTCGCTAATATCACGCAACCGACTAATTTCATTCTTAGCATTCGCTAACTCCTGCGTATATTGAATATCCAGTTGGTTTAATCGCATTATGCGTACTTGATAGTCAGTGTTAATAGACTTCTGTTCTTCAAGAGCCACTGTCAATTTTTTGTTGGTATCTATTAGTGAATTAATTCTATTAGCTTGCCTGTTAATCACCCAATAGCCACCCACAATAATGCCTACCATCACAATGACAGCATAGAGTTTCCCGTATTTCATGATTAGTACCGATGATGTGAGAGTGCAATCTGACAGCGTTTTTCTAAACTAATGTGGTCTTTAGTACATGAGTTATCAATCAAGAGATAAATGCCACCAGCGACTGTAATGAGTAATGCAAGAATAAAGCCGATAATGACGATTAAAGGTTTCCATGACATAGTGCGGACTCCGCTTCTCGACGACTGACAAGCCCTCGCCAAACCTTTCCACCTGCATATACCCAACGTTTCATTTCTTCACAGGCACCCGCTCTATTACCAACGTTTAGTTTTCTGAGTAATGTTGAGCGAGCAAATGCGGTGGTACCCACATTAAAAGCAAAGGAATATAAAGCGGCTTTGGTGTAATCATCGAGCGGTACTTTGATTAATGCATCGACTTGCTGTTGTGTCTTAATAAAATCATTTTGTAATAACGCATCACATTCTTGTTGTGTGTATCTCTTACCTTGAATAATGTCTTTGCCTATATGCCCATAACAAACCGTTAGAACGCCTGCCACATCACGATAAGGTTTATAACGTACACCTTCAAAATGGGCTATTACTACTAACGCGATTGCTGTGGCTCCTGCTGTTGTTATCGCCGCTATTTTCTGTTTGAGAGACATTAAATATCCTTTGGCGCTTTTACCATTAATTCAGCAAGTCTTTTTAACGTTTCGGTCGGGTTTTGTGGGTTAACATGACGAACAAGCTCTTCAAATAATTGAGTGCGTTTTCGTTGCTCTCGACGGGTCATAAAATAAGTAGCTAAACCAAGAACCATGCTAAACGCCATCCCTATAACAAATCCCCATTCATATAATGAGAGACTGGCAAAAAATGCCGTTAGACCTGCTGTTCCATAGGTAACATTAGTTAATTTATTCATACGCATAGTCACCCCCAGAGGAGTGTCCGAGTTTAGTTACAGGAATGCAGACACACAGCTCTTGTGAAAGTAATTAGGGTGTGATTAGTACTGTGGTCTGCGTATTGAGAAAGGATAATTCTTGCAAAGCCCAAATAGCCCTTGCAGGTCAATTTACTAAAGTGGAGATATCCGGCAAACAGTAGAGCCATTAGCTTTTTTTATTTCAATGGAGTTATTAGAAATAGCCATTAGTGCGGTATTCCTAATAACATTTAATTCACAGCTCGTTAATTGCATGTCAGCGAGCTGTTTTTGTAACTCTGCAATTTGTTGCCCTTGTCGTTCTACTCGTACCGATAGTGTACAAATTTTTATTTCTTACTGAATGTCCACACTTACCTCTTTTATACGAAAAAAGGTCACCGAAGTGACCTTTATAAGAACAATAAATAATTTTCAATAAAAGGTAATAATTAGCTAGCTTTGCAACCACTCAATACTGGTTTATCTTTTCCTTCAACTAAGTCGGCATTGTCACCTTTAGTATAAAGTTTATAGGTGTAATTTTTATTCATTGCCTCATAGTTTGCACCAGAAGCCATTTTCATAATCTTCATTGGTATCATTTCATCCATTTGATTAATGATTGCATAGCTATCTTTTGCTGTATTTATATAAATAACTTCCATTATTTGATTGTTTTCACATGCATAAGATACTTTCGTTATCTCATCGCCATTATCTGCCATAACAAAACTAGAAGACAAAATACCTACTGCAAAAAAAACACTTTTAAATAAAAATTTCATATAGTCTCCTAAATATCATTAAGTTAGCGTTTATAGAGTATTCTTTTACTCTCACTAATTTAAAAAAGTCTATCTGATACTCTAATGGGATTTATCTAATTTATAAAATTCAATATTAATCAATTAGTTATCTTTTACTGGTCCCATGCAACGACTATTATGACAACTAGCGAACCCTGCTATCGCTTTATTTGAATATACTCGAGTAAATTTGGGATGAGTCCAAACATTAGGTTGAACATATAACCTAAAGCTTTTACCTGTTGTGTAGTAATAATGTGCTTGCTGAAAAAAGTGCTCATAAGAAGAAGCCCAATCTGACTTGTTAGATACTGCACAAGCGATAAATTCACCACCATGATTCATGGCCTTAACACAAAAATACCGACCATCTTCAATTTTTCCCGAATTAAAATCCGTTAACGTAACATTAGAATAATATTCAATATTATGACTTAATGTATCTGTGGCAAATGCCGTTGGTGTTAATAATAAAAAGGTAAAAAACAGGCTACGCATTAACATACCATTCCTTAAAAAATAAAGATAAAAGTCCTCTAACCCAGAATAATATTTCTTATTATTTTTTATTCTTCGCCGTGAACAAAGCTACAGTACCTTGTACATGTATAGAGATGTCATGAAATAAAGAGGAAAGCATTTCTTCCAAAGAGTCCACCGAATCAGAATAATTACAAAAAATACCTTTTTTGTTGTAAATAGACATTAATTTTTTACCAAAAAAATTATGTTTGACTCCCTGCCCTAAAATCGTTGTGCCATATAAAACCCCTTTTTCTGTCAGTAAATAACTTATATTTTCTATCGCTTTTTTCTTATCACCCATCGTTCCTGGTAAACAATGTATTAAATAAAACAATGAGATAGAATCATAAGATGCATTTAATTTATTAGAAAAAGGCTGAAAAACATCATGCTGGAGGCAATTTATTAATTTGTCATCAGGTATATACTTTTTAGTATGTTCCAGACTGTGCAAATTAAGATCAGTCAATGAGATTTCTTTTATATAACTTAATGACTTTTTTAAATAAAACCCCGTTCCAACACCAATATCCATATGGCGATCACCGAGATGATTTTTAAAATGTGGAATTAAATATTTATTCGTATCACACTGCCATGCATAGCTATTAGAAATATTAAGCACCCACCAATCATATAACTTCAATGACACTGGTGTATATACTTTAACTCCATCATGTGTACTTAATGTCATACAATACCTCTCATAAAATGACTATTTTATTTTTTATTTATTGTATGAATAGTTGAAAATACTGAATAATAAATCAGGAAATATCTTTAAAGTATTATCTACTCACTAAATTACTTTCTTTATTTCTCTTAATTATAAAAAAATTTTTCATTGCTAAAGACTATCAATAATAACAATGATTTATTATTCTATTGTTCAAGTAAATCTCAGTAACAATCAGCAACCATCACTTACCTTTATAATCTAAATATGATTAAGTAATAATACTATTAACTAACTTATTCTGGTGATAGTTATGTCTTGCAAACACAAAATTCCTCTTGGAATAAATGTGCTAGATGCTACTCAAACGCGAATTGAATGGTTGTTTGATACTTTTGAACAAATCTCTCTCTCCTTTTCTGGAGGTAAAGATTCTACTGTTCTGTTTCATCTTGTTGCTGCAGAAGCAAGAAAGCGGCATCGAAAATTCAATGTCATGTTTCTTGACTGGGAAGTGCAATACTCCGCGACCATTAGCCATGTTGCAAAAATGAAATTTTTGTATGAAGACTGTACGGAGCGATTTTACTGGATAGCATTACCTATAACAACGGAAAGCGGGATCTCACAATATGAACCGACTTGGACAGCTTGGGAACCAGAAAAAAAATGGGTAAGGCAACCTCCAGAAGACGCAATAACTGATCCAGACTTTTTCCCTTTTTATCATCCGAATATGATTTTTGAAGACTTCACACCGGCATTTAATCAGTGGATCACGGGAAATCATCGTAGTTCAGTTATTTTATTAGGGATCAGAGCCGATGAATCATTAAATCGCTTTATTGCTATCAATAATAACCGAAAACTACGTTATGCCGATGACATCCCATGGACAACGGCATCACCCGAAGGTTTTTATTATATGGCCTATCCTATTTATGACTGGCATGTAAAAGATATTTGGACATACATTTCACGTTTTAACCTACCCTATAATTCTATTTATGATCTAATGCACCAAGCTGGGGTTAGTTTAAGTCAAATGCGCATTTGTGAGCCATTTGGCCCTGAACAACGTAAAGGGCTATGGTTATACCATGTTTTAGAACCTGAGACGTGGAGTCTCGCTTGTGAACGAGTGAGTGGCGCTGATGCAGGTATGTTATACACCCATCCTCTTAATAAATCAGGCTTTTTTGGGCAACGTAAAATTAGTAAACCCGCCCATCATACATGGAAATCTTACGCCCACTTTTTACTAGCGAGCTTACCAGAACAAACAGCCGAACATTACCGAAATAAAATCGCAGTTTACCTTCATTGGTATGCTGAGCGAGATTACCCAAATGGAATACCAGATGAACAAGACGGTGATACTAGCAGTAAACAAATCCCGTCTTGGCGACGGATCTGTAAAACTATTTTACGTAATGATTTTTGGTGTAGAACATTAGCATTTAGTCCTACCAAATCACACTGTTATGACCGATATTGCAAACGGATACAGGAAAAACGTAAAAATTGGCAGTTGATTTAACAAGAGGTGAATATGACTATTGAAACAGTGTTTTCTTCGCTAAAAGATTATCTGCTAAAACTAAATGATGAGCAAAAAATTGAAGCTATCAACAAAATCAAATTATTTCTTCATCAAATTAGTCCATTCAAAAATGAACCTATAGATTGTGTTCTTTGGATAAAGCAAAATCAAGTCATAGCAAATGACTACAACCCTAATGTTATGTCTCCTACAGAAAAGAGATTACTCAAAACCTCATTGATAAAAGACGGTTATACTCAACCCATTGTAGTATTATCTGCACAACAAAATAAAACTAAACAATTGCAATGGCAAATCATTGATGGCTATCATCGTTATTTATTAAGTAAAGAAAATACATTAAAAAAACGAATTAATAATTATTTACCCGTCACTATCCTTGATGTTAAAAACCACACAATGTCAGATCAAATAGCCACAACTATTCGTCATAATCGAGCAAGAGGACAACATCAAGTCGCAGCTATGTCAGATATAGTTAGAGATCTATCCCGATTAGGATGGAGCGATAAACGGATTGGTGATGAACTAGGTATGTCACAAGATGAAGTATTACGCTTAAAACAAATCTGTGGATTAGCTGAATTATTTTCAAAGCGCCATTTTTCAGAAGCTTGGACAGTAAAATAAGAAATAATTATTTTCTATCGATAAAACTAATCAACCCAAGTTTGAATTAATCCAATTTAAAGCTCTTACAAAAACAATCAAGGCTACACATTATGCGTAGCCTTAATCTTATTCACGTTATCTAACTCAATTATTTTTTGTCTTTATTTTCTATCGCTATTGTTTGCCGTTTCTCTTCTTCAGGCAACTCATACTCAATAGCAATAGTCAGAAGTCCACTTGATAAATCGGCTTTTTCTATTTTAACATTTTTACCGAGGTCAAACTGCAACGTAAATTGCCCTTGAGATATGCCTCGGTGGATCCATTTATCATTGTCTTCTTCTGATTTTTCTTCTTTTTTCCCTTCAATCAATAAACGACTTCCTTTCAATGAAACCGTTAAGTCATTCTCTTGATATCCAGGCACACTCACTGTCAGTTCATAATGGTTATCATCAATCTGTTTCAGGTTATAAGTCTGAATTGGTGATGCAATGGGCTTACTGCCTGTTAACTGACTAAACAGGCGATCTATCTGATCAAAACGATTTGAAAGTAAGTTGTCAGATAATGTTGGGAATAATGAAAAAGGTTTAATGTTAGGCATATAACTCCTCCTTCAGTATTTAGTGAATTATGGGCGGTATCTTATTTACCCAAAATATAAATATGAACGAGCAAGTATTTTTCAAGCCCTAAAATCTAAATTTTTTATCTTTGACCAACATGGGATTATAGATAGCAAAAAACCCCGCCGAAGCGAGGTTTGGGATCTGGTTAACTTAACTCATTTGCATTAAATTTGAGTTTTATTAGACTTCATTTCAAGCATTTTATTGATCGTTTTTTCACTTGTAGCTATATTTGCCTTTGCATTAATCTTGTTCATTCCGTCACAAGTTAAATGATAATCAGCTATTACTCTCATTCCTTTCATATTTTTCAAAGCATAATGTAGAGCAAGCAAGTCTTTTTTATTATACTTTTCTCTTTCAGCACTGTCTGACCGAGCTAAGTAATCTATCAATCCTTGATGGCTATCTTGTGGGCCATGCATTATCATTGGATAAATACAATGATATGCTGCATAGTAGGATCTAGATATTGCATTTCGATATCCAACTTCATTTTCTATTTCTATGCAACCTTTCGAAAATTCAAGTATGTCTAGACATGTTATAGCCACTTTAGTCGTTCCTTTAACTTAGATACATCATCAACACCACCAATAAATACACTAAAATTCTTACCTATAAATTCATCGTACTCAGTCAATCTATACGCTAACTCGATATTCATATCAGATAATACTTCTACATCATCACATTCAGCCGTCATCATAAATAAATTAGATTGTTCATCATAAGCTGATGTATTGGTATAATTTATAGCTACTATTTGGATATTCCACTCATCCAGAATGGCAATAATCAAGTTTGCCAAAGTCATTAAGTTTTTTTCTTCTAGACCTGACAACTTGAGATATTTCATTAATGCATGCCTAGCATTCTTAAATTCATTTAAATATCCATTTCTTTTATCTTCATCTGATAGTTTAATAACTTTAGCCATAAATTTTTCGGCTTTACTCAGTTCAGCAATATAAAGACATGATTGGTATGCTAAATAAGAGAATGTAGGTGACTCATACTCATCTGCAAAACGATGAAGTAAATGCATATATTTGATATTAGAAGCTCGTTGATTAATAACAGACAAATAATTTCTAGCGTAATCTATATTGCTGACTTGTAAAGATAATTCGAAATAATGAGACGCTTTATCAATGTCGTTATTCAGACTATATGCCAACGCTTTTAAATGATTTTTTTCTAACCCACTACTATATTTCTCTATTTCCTTAAGAATTTGCATTAATTCAAAGTCATTAGATACCTCTTCATTTGAAATTCTCTCTTGAAGTGATTTCATTAATTCTTCTGATTTATGAATTGGCTGCATATATTTATCTTTTAGCTAAAGTTCAAATTAGAAAATCTTTAGCCATATTATGATTTTTATGTTGAATTCTCAACTTAGAAATGAGCAATTTTGGCTTAGTAATAGATAGCAAAAAACCCCGCCGAAGCGAGGTTTTGTATATTCAACTATTTAATGCTCAACTCATTTGAGCTGTCATCACACTTTTGCAAAAGATACATTTTGCGCCGTGTGGATTATTCACTGTGACATCAAATTGTGATGTTCTATATTGTGAACCGCGACACCTTGGGCATTTAAAATAGAGGCGAATAGTAATAGCGCCTTTAGAGAGCCACCACGTTGCCTGCTGCTGGGCCTTTCATACCATTTTCCATGGTGAATGAAACTTGTTGACCTTCCGCTAATGTTTTGAAGTTATCACTTTGGATTGCAGAGAAATGTACGAAGACATCTTTGCTGCCATCAGCTGGAGTAATAAAACCAAAACCTTTACCTTCATCGAACCATTTTACTGTACCAGTCATTGTATTAGACATAGAATTTCCTTTAATTTATTTAATTTGCCATAAGGCATGTGCGGTTTGTTTTGTATTTTTACTTATGGGAATTAATTAGAAGGAATTCACAATGAAGAGGTATCGAGGATAACGCTAAACGGGAACAACTTTAAACTTACTAACATAAATAGGTCTGTACTTCCAAACCAGTGACGCTATTAAGCCATAGAAAAATGCAGATAGCAAACTTTATTTTTTAGCGGTAAATCAGCTTAAGTAGACCTATAAAAAATACAACCCCGTTATACTCACGAGGTTTTTAATAGATAACTCATGTAACATCAAAGCCATTATTAACACAATATATTGTGCTTTGTAATTACTAAAGACTATAAATATGGTGTTTTCTAATTATTTTATCCATATCTAATTTTACGTTATCAACCGATAAACACCCCTCAATAAATCCTTCCGCTGTCTGTAATCGCTTAGCCACTTCATTATGAGAAATGCCGAGTTTTGAAGCCATTGAACGCAAAGGATAATTCTTCACATAATACATAATAACCAACTGAAATAAGTAACTATTATTTACCTTTAAATGTAACACCGCTTTATTGATTTTTAAACCATCATCATCTGAACATTGCTCTCGGCTTCGTCTTGAGCTTGGAATTAATACACAAAAATTATTGGGGCATAAAACACAAAATATGACTGATAAATACCACGATGATAGAGGCAAAGAATGGCAAATTATTGCTGTTTAATTGAACAGTTTTGGGGAAGAGTTTTGGGGATATTTTGGGGAAGAATTTTATAGTACAAAAAATAAACGGGAACTAATAAGCTCCCGTTAACTATTTATCAAATCAACAATTACATGTGTTTGATAATCGCGTCACCAAACTCGCTACATTTCAGCAGTTTAGCACCTTCTAACTGACGTTCGAAATCATAAGTTACGGTCTTAGCGGCAATCGCGCCTTCCATACCTTTAATGATTAAGTCAGCGGCTTCAGTCCAGCCCATGTGGCGTAACATTATACCCATAATAATTAGGTAACTTATTAAATAATTTATAATTATTGAGAATATAATTTATTTTTTATGTGATCTTGGTTTGTATATAACTTGTTGATTTTTAGTTTGGTTTGGAGTGGTTTTGGGGAAGATTGTTTTAGTGATTAATAACTTATCAAACTTAATATTAAATACTTAAACCTATTATTTATATTAAATAATAGAAAGTAAAAATTTAACTCTAATTATTCATATTAGTAATAAATTAGGAATTTTTATATTTAATTTAAATATATTCACTACATTAATGTAATGAATATTCTAAAAAACAAAATAACAATTTATTATGTAATAGCTTAAATCTGATTGTCAGCTTTGAGTGAAGAGTAGACGTTAGTTCTAACATTCTTTTGGACAGAACTTTATCAGTGATTTTGATAAATGAGCATTAAGCTGATTATCTGGAATATTGCAAAATTGTTAATCCAGAGGCCAAATTCACTCCCTCCTACACTTAATATCGTGGATATTCTGTGCCTGACTAGATTCGGGTCAGTGACGTTTTTCTGCTCGATTTAGTCAGGTTGTATTACCCATTCTTTATTTGATATTGGACTCAAAAACTTCAACTAGTTCTTTAACTTTTTTCATACAATCGATATTAACACATCCATATTTATCATTGTATTTTATAAGTGACACTAAATATGAGCGATAACCTTTTAATTTATTCTGTAATTGATCATCAGCATACTTAGAGTAAAAATCAAATTTATTCCCATATCTTAGAATAAACTTCCTATGGTTTAAATAGAATACGTTTTCCATGATATATATTGGAGTTTTTTGTTTTTTTAGCAATGCAGAGAGTTTTTTCAACGGTTTAAGCTTTTTATCAGATAGTCTGATACTACCAACAGGCTTCTCTTTGTATGCATGAAAAAAGCCTTTCTTTCTTTTCCTATTCTGTACTACATAACCGTTAAGCGATATAGTATTTTCAGTCGCTCTTCTTTTTCTTTTTTTCAACTTGAGCGAAAGTGTAGAGACAAAGATAGAAATATCCTTTTCAAATTGTTCAGAATGCAGGTACTTACTGTTATCACAAGAAAAAAGCATATCATCTGCATAACGAGAGTAGATAATTCCTTTATCTTCACACAACTTTTGAATAAGAATATCTACTCTTCTGAATATTATGTTTGATATTACTGGTGAAGATGAAAATCCAATAGGTAATACTTCTTTTCCACGAAAATCTTTATCAATATAAGTGTCACTAACCTTGTGAGTAACAGACATATATGCAATGTCTAGAGCTGAGTATTTTTTCCCATTCTTTTCATTGTTGAAGTGCTGAGCGAGTAGTTTTTTTACTTCATGTGTGGGTATTGAATGGAAGAATTTTTTAATATCCAATCGTAGAAAGTAATATCCTTGGATATGAGGTCTTAGAAAGTCGTAATAAGATTTACCTTGAACAAAACCGCATGCAGATGAGTTAATAGGACTTTTATCTAGAACAAACTTAGTTATTCTATCATTTATACTCTTGTGTTCAGAGTCTCTAGATATCTCAAAAAAGTTGTCGCAACCAACTTTAAACTCTTTGACGGTAGGAGAGAAATCATTTAAAAGATCTTCATTACCTTTAAGTATTGCTTTCTTAAAAAAGTCATTACTAATATTATTTTTCATCATAAAGCTTCAACCCGATACAAAAGAACACCATTACACCGTAGGTGTGTATTGCGAGACATACTAATCAGAGTGACTAGTTTAGCAGTCATTAGGACTATGCCCAAAGCAAAAAGAAGTTGGACTTCCTCAAGCAAAGAGCGGGAGAGGCAAGCTCTCAGATACTTGTCAAAACTCATATCTCCCCTCTACTATCGGGTTGAAGCATACGAATAATATCATAAAACTCAGGGAAATAAACTTTAAATACTGTCCCAAATGGTTGATTTTTAGCTAAAGACTCTTTCTCAACATATTCAACAGCATGATTTAGGAAGCTTGTAGTCCATCCATCAGTTTTATCAAGGTATTTGTTATGTACAGTGATCTCTTCTAATAATTTCATTAGCATTTTTGCATGCCTAGAAGTGTACCGCAACTTGCCAGTTATCTTTCTCTTATTCTCTAAAGTTTGTTTGTATGCTTCAATATTGAAGTGGCTATAGTCAGTTAATGCCATTGACTTTCCATTAAAAATAACTCTAATGTAATCAATGAGCATATCCTCTGTAACATACTTGCTTCGTTTTATACGTTGTAATATAGAATTAAAATTAGAATTATGTTCCATATCTAACCATTCATATACAATTTTTGAGCTATTTTTCTGAATTAAACATCCTTCTAAAGTTGTTCTATTTAGATAAATGTTCTCATCAAGCAACCGGCTTTTAACAGCATGAAATACCGACTCAAAGTCAGATTCCTCTAGAAAACATTGTGTTGTATTATTTACTTTTACTTCTTTATTTATAACGGATAATAACGACTCAATGTTTTCTCGTTTGGTTTTGTACTTCTTACTGAACCCCAGTTTATATTTATTAAGCTCTGATTTTAAAGTGTCTGGTTTAAAGTTAAAATAGTTACCATTTTTTTCTAGTTTTATAGATAATTTTGTAGGCTCACCTTTGATTGATATTGCTTTATCTACATCGAATAAGAATAAGTATGGAATTGTAGAGTTTGAGTATGATGGATTAACTCGTTCACCAACGACATTGCTACTGCATTTATAAACATCTATATTTCTTAAATGTGGAAAATGTTCGGTCATCTTCATGTTTCCAAAGACTTCCAACTCACTTTCACCCTCTACAAATAGGATGAAGTCGCTAAAGAATAATCTTGCTTCATTATCACTAAAAATATTTATAAAGCTCTCGTTGTCATAAGTGGAATTTAATGTGCTAATCGTAGTTCTAGCATCTACTTTCTTCTGAAAACAATAGATACGTTGTTTTTGTCTGAATTTTTTAATTATCTCTTTTACTATATTAGGCGAATGAGTTGTTAGAAATACTTTAGGCCTAGTAACACGATCATCTTTCTTTTTATTATAATTGTAACTAGTATATATATCTTGAACTAGAACCTCATTCATTTTAGGGTGTAGACCTAGTTCAGGCTCATCAATAAAAACAAATGGTGTTATATATTCTCTTCTTGAAATTGTAATTAGTATCTTAAGAAAGGTTTTTATGAAATGAAATGAATTTGTTCCATCTGAGTGAAACTTTAAATCATTTTCATCTATCTCAAAACGATAACCTTTTAATCCAGCTTTAATATAACTCAACACCTTTTCTTTCTGAGAACTTGGCTTCGTAGATATTGTTTTGTTTAAGTCTAAAATATAATTCTTATACGAATTATCGCCACTCGAATTTATTGATTTGTCAAAAAAATCAATTACAGTTTGGTCATCAATTCTAGACAGGTTGAAAGACTTTACTCTTGATATAAGATCCCACAAGCTGTCCCATTCATGTAAATCCATGTGTCTAGGTTCAATATGGAAAAATGGAAACAGATAAAGAATAAGGTTTAAAGTTTGTTTGTCTTTAGTTGACCACTTAACTTTACCATCGCTGTAAATGTTCAGCGTCAAAGTATAAATGGTGTAATCATTATCGTAGCGTGTTATTAATGCAAATATACTTCGTTTATGGAGAGGCACCAGTTTTCTGATGATAAAATCAAAATACTTATTGTTAGGTTGATTCCTAGCTATCCTATAAATTCTGGTCATATCAAAAGTTACTGATATAGAACCTTTATACGAATAATTAGAGTTTAACTTTGGAGGTAACTCTTCTTTACCTTCTAGTTTATTGTAGAAGAATTTAAGAGCTTTAAGTAAGTTAGATTTTCCAACGTTATTGCGACCGACAATGCAGTTTAAGTCGTTTAAATTACCTACATTTAGCTCATCAAATGATAATAAATTGGTGATTTTTATAGCTTGTATTGTCATAATGTGCCCTAGATTTTTTTATCATCATATCAGTTGATTATTTAGCTTGCTACTCCGATAGGATTTTTACTCAGGCCAATCAATAGATTTCTAATACCAGCAACCGTTCAGTCTTTATACCTTGCTGAGTTTTTAATCCTTGAATATTTAACGCATCGACAATACCTCTTAGCGTAATATATGTTTCTAGCAGATATACATACATTCGGATAATTTGAAATAAGGTAAGCTAACCTCGGTAAGATATAAACGAGTATTTTCTCTGAATTATAACTGAATATAAACGAGTTAATACCAATATCTGCTTCTTGCACAAAGCCAATCACCAGCAAATATATATTTTTCCTTAATGTTCTGTTATTCCCATCAACTAAACTAACCATCTAAACTCTTTTATCACCCATCATACTCCCTTACATCAATATAAAAATACTGCTTTCCTAATGAGGTTGTTGACATTTGTCCTGAAACTATCATGGAATGTGGAATAATACGGTTACCTCGTCCACAAAGAGTTACCCTAATTGTTTTTCCTCCCATCGAATCCATCATACCAATCTGCCCTATTGTTGTGATTAATACCGCACAGGGGAAACCGGCATCCACACCACTCCAATTATTTCCTGTAAGTACAAAATTATTTCCTTCCAATAAATTAAGTGGTCTTTGGCTTGAAGCGTGTGTAATAACACCTTTATGATAGATTTGAATTCCCCATTTTTGAGGATGAAGTGAAATATGATAAGAAGACTTCACGAATATATAAAGCTCATATTCTGCTGAATTACCTTGAATAGTATCGATTAAATTCACACACCACGCATTGTTCTCATAAATTACTTCAGATAATCCACCTAATGATGGATTAGAAGAATTAAGAACTCTAATAAAAATAAGTGGCACTGCGTTATTATTACCCTCGATAACTTTAATTACTCCCGGCTTAGTTTTTATCTTTTTTAAAAATACGGCTGATTCATAAGGCGTTAATTCTTCAGTAATACCTTGATTAAAAAATAATGCACCATATTTACTCATTTAATTAGTACCATAATAATTCCATTAATCGATTGACTACCACGTAGAGAATTCCACGAGATTTTATTATTCTCGACTCTAACAGTGAAATAAGATCCTCGATTTCTAGCTACAATATAGGCGGCCAATGACCGCCCTTTAGGAATATTATTATAAGTTTTACTGCCATTTTGAGTGACCGCTATTTGGTCAAAAATAAACGAACGCCCTGTGATTTTTATTGGCTTTCCTTTTTCATATATTTCTATTCCCCACGACATGAAAAATCCTCTACGGCATCAGGAGATACCCATCCTCCCAAGAATTTAAATCCTAATTGAGGTACAGCATGATAAAGAGGCCCTTTAATGGTTTCTCTCTTTTTATCAAACTTCACTAATACAGGTTGTTGATAGTGAAAAGTTTTTATTTGGTAAACACCTTGGCAATCGACTTTTTTATATCCAGAGGTACACCCTGACAATAATAATGCTGTAATTAAAACAATAAACTTCATACGCTACCCTAAATAACCTATTTTTGCCGCTAACTGATTGTTTTCATCGTAAACATAAATAGTATTATTTGTGATCACTAACCGCCCTTTTGTTCCTCCTGAATTAATATCTAATCGTCCACGAAAGACGGCATCATTTAATTCCACATTCCCTGTTGTGGCATCAATATTAAATCCTTTCTTGCCCGTTAAATAATTAGTGGAGGTTATCTTTTTACCTACCAATAATTTATCAATGGTGGCCTTGCTAAATAACGCATCATTGAAAAAAGCTTGTCCATTTTGGATCACAAAAGGTGTCACCACTTTGCCGTTTAATGACGATATCACTGCAAAGTTTTGGGCATTAACCAGAAATTGGCTATTTCCTTGCGCATTAAACCCTAAGCCAATGCCAGTAATGACTTTATTACCTTTGCTATCCTGCTGGACTTTCATTGTCCATGATGCCGAAATTTTGCCATTTATGTCTGTGACCACTTTCGAAGTTTGTTCGATTTTGGCTGAACTTGTACCCACTTGGCTTTCTAGGCGAGTGACTTGCTGAGCGGTAGAGGTCACTTTACCTGAAACCTCAGTCACTTTGGTTTCAAGTTGATTTACCGCATTCGCCATTGCATTGGCTTTCTGTTCGCTGGACTTAGGTACTTCATTCGCCACAAACCCTTTCGGTGCCACAGATTGTTTGTTATTGGTATAAGTGCTGGTGATAATTTGATGGTTAACACTTTTGTGTTTAGTTAACTGATATTTTGCCCCTCCTCGTAAATAGATATATTCCACAGAACCATTTATTAATTGAGCGGGTCCCATCACAGGAGATTGATTTGTCCATCGCCAATCAAAATTATCAATGATGCGGTTTTCAGACTGGGTTCCCCATCCAGAACCACTCACTTGCCATTCCACAATCATGGCAAAGCCTTTAGTGCTGTGAGTCGCATAGCTGGGTTTATTATCTGAATATTGCCCTAAGGTTCTAAAAACCTTAAAGGCATAACGTCGAGAGGTTACTAAAGGCAAAATCACTGGATAATAGGTGTTTTCATTGAGTTTAGATAAATCTAAATCCACCACCACAGACTCCGTTAAATCGGCTTTCACTTTATCTAATTTGCTGGATAACGTTTGTACCTGAGAGGTTGCGGACGTCACTTTGCCATCAATATTCGATACTCGCGTATTTAACGCATTAACCGCACTGCTATCGGCTTTCCCTTTCAAATTTGAATTGAGCGTTGAAATCTCTTGTGTTTGTGCTTGCTGTTTCGAGGTGAGGGTTTCTAATGATTTATTAATCGCGGAAACATTCCCATTCATCCGTGTTTCCAGTGATTGTCTGGCTTTGGCTTCCGCTTGGTCACCTGTAACTCGCGCTTGCTTCTCGGCGGAGATAAGTCCTGCGGTGACTTTCGATAAATCATTGCCGGTATAATCACCACGAAGTTGAGTAGCTAAGGATTGCCGTTGTTGCGCTTCGGTTTGATCAGACTCAATACGCGCTTGTTGCTCTTGTTTAATCGCTGCCGCCTGTGCTTCTGTTGCCGTTGAAACTTTATTCATCCGCTCAGCCAGTAATTTTTCTGATCCCTCCCGTTTTTTTTCACTTTCTTCAATCGTCGCGCCTTGCCTCATTGACTCTTCTAAAAGCTTGTCGTGATTTATCCTCATTAACTCATGTAATTCAGTAATATCGATTTGGTTAGCTTTACTGTTAATTTCACCCAATAGGTCTTGCGCGAGTTGATCTCGACTAATTTGACCCGCTAATTCCTCAAGAATTAAATCCGTTTGAGAAGAGCAAGTCCCCGAAGCTTCCACAAAAGGTGATTTACCATAGCTGTTGATTGTTCGAACATAAAAATAATACGTATGCCCTGCTTGTAAATTCTCTTGCGTCCAGAAATTCCCTTGGCCAACTTTGTTTGTTTTGGTGATCACTTCATTTTCAGAAAGATCAGCAAGTTTTTCCTCACTAAACCAAAACTCAAAGGTATAACCAAAGACAGCGCTATCGCCTTGTTTCGGTGCAACGGTCAGATTAAATAAGCCAGAGGTAACATCAATATGCTCTGGAGGCGGTGGCGCTTGAATGGCAAAGTCACTGATAGCAGGTGCCGACATCGCACCGGCCACATTTGTCGCCCTAACTTCAACACGATAAATCCCTCGCGCTAATCCGTTAATATCAACACGCTCAGCCGGCACCTGAATAGATTGAATAACATTGCCTTCTTGGAGAATAGTAACGGTGTTATAACGCACATCAGACGCCACATTCTGCCAAGAAAGTGTACCTTGCACGATGTCACTGACAGCAAGTGGAACAAAGGTAAGATTAATCGGTGAAGCAACACCACCTGTGGGTAAACTCACAAACGGCGGACGCTCAAACGGTTTGCCAATCACATCTTCATATAAATAGGCACCATCCTCTTCCAACGTTAAAGCCACACCCTCTAAAGCATGAAAAGACCATTCGGCAATACGGAATTCCAGTCCACTAATCCCCAAAGCCGGTAATTCTAAAAGCACAACTTCCCCCGGACGATAAGCATAGCCGTCTAAGTTCATCGTGAGTTGAACCCGTCTTCCGGCTTTCTTTTTACGGAGATATTGGCGAGCTAATCCTTGGGCTTGATAAGGGCTGGTGACAAAACGATAGTCAATATTCTCTCGAATTTCTAAGCCATCCTCTTTCACCCATTCGTCCACAATCACAGGCGTGAAGTCGGTTTTTGTGTACAACTGTTCGGCATCAATAAACGTGCCATACACCGCATTGGTCGCGTCTTTTAATCCTGTTTCAGGGGTACATGTGACTGTGCCAATCAATTGTGATTCAGTGATGGTTTTTATTGCAGGTCCATAATAAGCGCCGATTTGAATACCGTGTTTTCCTGTGGTGAATGTCGGTTCCGCGTTAATACATTTGTGCATCGTTTCCAAGACACTGGATGGACTTTCATTTAAGTCATAGGCACCATTAAGGGTATATCGCGACTCAAATCCGCCTTCTGGTAGACTCACTTTTTCATCACATAAATCGGCTGCCTGTTTAAAGCTGTCAAAATCAATATCCGTATCAGGCACTTTTAAATAATGGCGGTAATAATCCAAAATGACTAAAGCCCCATTATTACTCCATGCGATTTGCTCAGTGCGAGGATCAAACAGATGTTTTCCCCAGACTTCACATTTCACATTGGGTAATCCATAAGGGAATTTTTCTTGGTCAAACGTGAGTGTCACACGTAACCACGCCAGACCTCGACCTATCATATCCTCTTTCCATGACGGGCAATTTTTAAGCATAAAGGGATCGACATTTTTCCTATCGTTATGTAATTCCCATGAGGCTTTATCACCAAAAGTCTCAATTAAATCGTCCCCTAACCAGATCTTCCCAATTTTCTCTATGGGGTGTCCAGCAAGTGCCAATGCCAGTGTGATTTTTTCATTTTCATCTTGTTCGCCGGTTTCTTCCTCTGCGAAGAAAAGCAAACCCGATATCACCGTTTTTCCGATGATTACGGTTTCAGGGGCAGACGATGAACGTAACATCTGTTTGCGTTCACTGGTATCTCGATAATTCATGGAAGGCAGTTTTGGCTTAAAGATAAGCGAACCCGCGACTTGAACCGCAACGCCTGCTGCCATCAGTGCTATGCCCATCGCCGAGGTGACGCCTCCGGTAAATAGCCCAGCAATCATTAAGCCCGCACCCACGACTTTTGAAATTAATCCACCACTTCCACCCATTATTCCACTCTCCACGCTTTGATTGGGGTAATCTGTACCGGCTTTACACCTTGTGGCGTTACTCCCCAATAATGCCCCGCCCAGACCACAGCTAAACTGTCACCGTCCCCACCTTTAAACAGTACGAGGTCGCCACGCTGAATCCGCTCAATCTCAATGGATTTGAAATAGCGTGAAACGGCTTTCTCTAAGGAGCCAAATTTAGATTTGATCAGATTGAAGGCTTCAGCTTTGGTTTTATAGTGATTGAGATAAGGCTTTATTGGCGAGAAACCACATTGTGCGTAAATACATTCAGAGGCAAAAATACAACAATCAAATTTGCCCCATGAAAAAGGGCGACTCATCGCCGCCCTTATGGTTTCGGGTAATTTAAGTGTCCAGTTAGGTTGTTTCATGTACTGACCTTAAATAGCAAAAAACCCACAAAAGTGGGTTTAACAAAGCAATAAGATTACTTATAAATAAATGCAGGTGCATCTTTCTTGCTGCCCCAATAAATAGCCCGTTCAGCCATTTGAGCAACATAACGAAAGATACGATCACCTTGTCTTCGAGATGACCACGACTCATCGGTGAATCGATCGGGTAACCCGATTGACCATCGCTCGAATCGATTAGAAACATTAACACATACGGCATTTTCTTCGCCAGACACCACATTGATAGATGTGATTTGTCCGACAAATAAGACTTCAGCAAGCAACGGTTTTCCCTCTTCACCAATGGCGACCATCATCAATCGGACTTCGCGTCCTCGACTTTGCTCATTCATCACCATTCCCACCAGCGATTTATCAAAACCGGCTAATTTAAGCTGTAATTGTGGAGGACTGGTTGTCTTATTTTCTTTTAGCTGACTGATTTCACCTAAACTTCCTACACCTAAATAGGTTTCCCCCGCAATAATCAGTTGCCCAACACCGGTATGCGCACAGGTGACGCCTGATTTCAAATCGAGTCTGGCTGCTAAAACGATATAAGCCCCCTCATTAATCGCGTTGACCATGGCATCAGAAAATGGATGATATTGCATTAGTACAACACCTCCTCAAAAGATAACGTGATATTGGTATACCCCAAGCGACGATGCTGAAATTTACCCTGTTCATTATCAACGAGACGAAAAACTCCAAAAGGTCTCTCAACCTCGAGCATTTCATTGACGGTAGGTGACGTTCTTAACATCGGTGAAATAGGAATATTTGCACGCCCTTGATTATCACTGACCACATCCGCCACCACCATTTTGAGTTCATTGCCCACAGTTAAACGATCCCCTTGCTGTAACACGCGCATATTGCGCTTCCAGTCCTTTGTTTCTAGCCGATTACCTAATTGGCTCGGTATTGCAATACGAGGCGAACCATACCCATAACGCCCTTTTCTTATCCAACTGGCTATTTTGACTCGCCCCGACATCCCATCCAATGAAGCCACCAGCGCTTCTAACTGGCGCGATTTCTCTTCATTTAAATTATTAAATGTCAGCTCACAACGCCAACGACTTCCCGGAAAGCGCACCGTCTGGCTACTTCCATTAAATGGCGAGGTAAAGGTTTTGCTGTTACTCAATAATTGCCAGTTTTCCTGTGTTGGGATCACCTCTTTTGGCCATTCAAGAATAGACATTTAGACTCCTAATGTTCTGCGTGCTGCACCATTACTTTGAAAGTCTTGTAACATCATCGCGTGAGCTTTCTGTGCACCTGCTTCTGTCCCTTGTTGTGCAGCTTCTTTCATTGCCTGCGCAAGTACAGCGTCACCATTTCCTGTCACCGTAATATGATTAACGACTGTCATTTGCACACCACCTGCACGGGCTAACGTCGGTTGCGGTGCAACGGGTATTCGTCCTGCGACAGCGCCCACAAAGCCCCCCGAAGCATAACCTTGCGCCGCATGCATTAAGCGATAGAGATTGCCGACACCCAATTTAGCCGTCGCTTCTTTGGTAAAAACAAACTCACCACCATGCACAATCCCTTTAGGCTCAAATTTCCCGCCATGCCCCGTATAGCCACCGTAAGCATGCCCTTTGCTCATCCATCCCATATCAAAGCCCATTGCCTGCCCACCCGCTTCAATGGCTTTGAAAATCAGCATTTTCATCACCATTCGAGTGATATCGGAGATCACCGCATTGGCAAAATCTTTAAAGCTTCCTTTACCCGTTAAAGCAAAATCGGCTAATGCATCAGACATATTATTAAGGGCATTGGTAGTGACGTTTCTAACGTTCTCCATCACATCCATGGCCGACTCACTGAAATCCGATAAGCCTTGTTTTAATCCCGCCATCGGATCGCCTTTCATGGCCTCTCGCTTCCTCAGCTCTTCCTCAATCTGCTGCTTAGTGAGTTCGACATTGCGTTGTAAGTTCGCCAGTTCTTTCTCGCCTAAATCCACACTGGCTTGCTGATACAGCACATCAATCTGACGAAGGGCATTAAGCTTTTCTTGCGCTGCGCGTGATTTTCCTATCAAGGTGGTTTCAAATTGCATCTGCTCAATTTCTTTACCGCGATCATAAGCAAATTGCGCAACCGAGTTGGCACGCGCTAGATCATCAATGGCTTTCGCTTTTTCTTTTATCGTCTCAATCGCTTTGGGATCGATTTTTAAGATGGCATCAAACTTGTCTTTATTCTGTTTGATATCAGCTAATGCAGATGTGTACTCATTAAAGGAAGAGGTAGTGCCATACAGCTGAATACTTTGTCCATCTGCAATCAGTGAGGCTTGTTTTTCCTCTAATTCCGTTAAGATTTTGGTGTATTGCTTGGCATAATCAATGGTGGATTTATGGCTGGGCTTATACGTCCGTTTGGCTTGCAGTGCCAGTTGTGCCTCAATTTCAGCTTGTAAGGCCTTATCGTAGCCTTGCATATCTGGCGTAATTTTGCGTGAAGCCAATACATCTTCTGCATTTAATTTCGCTAATGCCTTCCCTGTGGCTTGCGCTTTTGCCACTGAACGTTGCGATTTTTCAATCGATTCATCAATCTGTTTAGCAATCGCCATGGCAGCATTCACTTGGCTATTTGTCGCCTGAAGCGTGATATCAATGAGTGATTCATATTCAATGCCTAAACTCTTTAAGCTCGCCTTAAGTGAATTGATAACGGCATCAACATTTTGTAACTCTGTGGCATAGCGTTTATATTCAGGAGCTTGATCGCCCACTTTTTCTTTGAGTGTCGCCAACATATTTTGCATATTGGCTCGCTGACGCTCTAAGTTATTAACTTGTTCTGCATATATCCCCATCGCAGCATCAAGCTCTTTTTGCTTTTCAGCCACTCGTTTAAGGTATAAATTCCCCACTCCTTGTTCAGTAAACGCCTTTTCACTCTCAACTCTGTATTTCGATAAACCTTGTAAGGAAATAACCTGTTGTTTAAGTTCCTCGATTTTCTCCAATTGCGCGTTAATGCCCGATGAAACTTTGCTTAAATTCGCCACTAACGTGGCATTGCTCATTTTGTTTAACGCTTCTGTTGATGTATCAAGGGAATTAGCAAATTCAATCGATTCGAGTTTGGCTTGTTTGACATTTTCGCTGTATTCATACAATCCCATGCCCAATGCCGCCACACCTGTCAACACTAATCCAATAGGGCCACCCGCTAATCCCATAACACTGTTGAGCGCTCGCCCTGCCACTGTTGATTGACGCCGAGCGGTCGTTAATGCACGTTGAGCGACGTTTTCGGCGGTTAATGCTTGTGTATAATTTAGAGAGGCTGTTCTTGCGAGTGATTTTGTGGCGATAAGGTTATCGAGTGCGATTTTTTCAGCATTAGTGCCTCTAGCAACTTGATATTCCATTTTGGCTCTATTGAGTGCCGATGTAGTAGCTTCTTTATCCGCCCATGCCTTCCTCACGGCACTGGTTGCTGCCACACTGTTTGCCTCTGCACTCTGTAATGTAGCTTTGGCCTCATTCAATGTTGCCTGATTTTTCAGATAAGTGGCTTTCGTCCATTGAGAGAGTTTTGCTACCAATGCCGTGACAGCAATTCCTTCAACCACTTTAGCCACTAACGATAGATTATCGGCAAGAGTGGTCATCCCTGTGGTTAAAAGCTGAGTCGCACCAGTACCTTGATTCGCTTCACCAATAAATTTTGTCATCGCCGATTGAAGATTGGTGAAACCTTGGCTAACGGTTGTCACGCTGGTAGCAAATTTTTTATCCACACTGTCGGCTGCACGCTCTAAGGCTTGAATAACTTTTTCAATCGTCATTTCACCGTCTTGGGCTTTCTTCCTTAATTCGCCCACACTGACACCCATTCCGTCAGCGATGGCTTTCGCTAACGCAGGGGTTTGCTCCATCACCGAATTCAGCTCTTCGCCACGTAACTGACCCGAGGCTAATGCTTGACCAAATTGAGTTAAGGCCGCTTGGGCTGCAGTTGCACTCGCGCCTGAAATCGCCACGGCTTTTGAGACAGTTTCAGTGAGTTCGGCCACTTTTTGCTGACTTAAGCCTAAGCGATCGGCATTATCTGCAAAACGTTGATAAACTTGTGCTGTGGCATCCAATGATTGATAGGTTTTCTGGGCAATATCATAGACCGCATGTGTGGCTTTATTTAACTCGACAGAACTTTCTGTCACCAGTTTTAAGCGGTTCTGTAATTCCGTCCAACTATCAGCATAATTAATGACTTGATGAATGGATAATGCACTTGCGGTAACACTCGCAAAACGGGCAAAAAGCGCCGAAGATTTTGCGGTTTGCGATACCATTCGCTCTTGTTGTACGGTGATAGCTTGAAGGCTGACGCGAATACTTTGCCCAAATTGTTCTGTTTGGCGCTGGCTACGGTTGATCGCATTTGTGAAATTTGCCGTATTCAGCGTCAAATCAATATTTAATCTACCTAATGCTCCCGCCATAAATTCAATCCTTGGTATGAACACTACAAAAGCAAACTTTCACCCTGAATAAATGCAATATTCCTTGTTATTTGCTATTGATTTAATTATTGATAAACTGAAATTTCGAATAATAGAGGGGGTTTTATGAGACTTATTCTGGCGTTATTACTACCTTGGTTACAATTTTTCACGATTGGTCGCCCATTTGCTGGCATCTTCTGCCTTATCCTACAAATCACCTTAATCGGATGGATCCCTGCGGCTATCTGGTCGGTTTATGCCCTTTCTCAATACAATACGGATAAAAAAATTGAGAAAATGTCTCGCGGTGGTTAACGATTAAGCCCCACTGATGTGGGGCTATCGATTAGCTAATACACTCTCAGTGACGTTATCCCACACCTCTTCTTCCGTGATTTTCTTCTTCCACATCGGCATAAAATCCATCAATTCAGGCGGAGACGTTTTCGGATCACGATTTATCATCGCAAGAAGATGCGCCACTTGTGCCATCCGATAATCCTCTCGCCATAAACCAAAGGGTTGTTTGCGATAAAAAGCTTCATATTCACACAAGTGGCTTTCGGGCATTTGCTCGATTTCTGTGAGCGTTTTTCCCAATGCCAACGACAATATCAGTTGGAATTGTCGTCGGTCTCCGAGTTTTTTTCGCTGTTCCCCGCTTCGGCTGTAAACACCGCATTAGAGAACCCTTGCCCTAGACGATTAAGACCTTTTAAATCTGCTTCATTTTCAGCATCAAAAAGCAGTTCTCCTTTTTCATCACACAACTTAAAGGCCAACATTCTGGCGACATCATATTCATCGTAAACACGATTTATCGCCTCATTAAATTGTTTGGGATCGTCTTCGTCTAAGTAAATATCCTGCGCTTCGGCGAGCTTGATTTTAATTTGGCGAAGTTTGCGCTGAATGTAATTCATGGTGCCAACATCCAACTCTTTGACATAAAAGGTGTTGTCTAAATAGGTAAAAGGCGTCACTTTCAGTGCTTGGTTTAACACTAATTCACGCAATAACGCGTTAGACATAATCACTCCTAAGATTTTTTATCGAGAAGGGAGAAGAGAAATAATGAGGTGGATGAGTTACAGGTTATTTCTTCACATTCAAATAATCACGGCCAGACAATTTAATCGAGATCCCCGAATCCATCATTTGCCCCACACTGCCATCAATGTTCATGCCTGTTTCGACGGAGCCGTAATAAAACATGGAGCCTTCATCTCGCGTTAAGACCATTTTCACTGCGAATTTTTCTTTGCTGTTTTCATATTTACGCAAGAGCCGCTGCACCTCACTGGAGCTATACCGTAAGAAAAAGGTCAATTTAATTGAGCCGTATTCCGTATCACCGGATTCATATTCCTTGCCATCACTGCAAATGGTGGTGACATCAATTTGTTCGGTTGTCGAACCGTCTTTGCTGAAACTTTTTACCGCACAGAAATTATTAGACCACTGAATACGTTGTGCTTTGGCGCTTGAAAAATCCGTGGGTAGTGTTTTATCGCTCCAATCCACTTCGTCACACAGGGTCACTTTGTCGCCATCAACTTGTGCAACAGGAAAACGCCCATCTAACTCCCCGAGTCCCGATAACATAATCATGTCATCCGCTTTCAGCTTATTATTGGCAATGGTAATGGTTGCGGGTGATAACGTCGCTTCCGTCACCGTCATCGCCTCCCCTAAGCCGGTTTGCACAAAGATCTTCGTGCCGAGGAAAGGGGTTGCTTTATGATTTTTTGACTTTGCCATATCCATTCCTTATTTATCTGATGAAATCATTAATTCAAGAACAAGCCGATGCAATTTGACATCCGCTTCATACCCAAAGACCGCATTCACCCGTTGTGCAAATGGGATTGTCGCAACAATCTGAGCCTCGATTTTTTTACGCAATACCATCAGGGGTTGTGGCTGGGGCGCATACACATCGAGTTGCACGCGATAGTTATCTAAATCCGCATCCTCCAGCGCACTGTTAGGCGTGATGCTGGCAAACTGGATCACAATGGCGGGATAATGCCCTTTGCCTTCGGGTAATACCTGAAAAAAAACCCTCCCATCAACAAGCGGTGAAAGGGTCTCTTTTAATTGCTGTATCATGATCTCTACCTTGCTTTTTCAATATCCTCTTTGAGTGTTTGAACTATCACTTTAGCCGTCGCTTCCTTTTTCGCTTCAAAGCTGGGGCGCATAAACGGTTGTGCGGGCATCTTGGCTGTGCCAAACTCAACAAACCACCAATAAAACGGATCATTCGGGTTCAATGCTGCACTTTTCCCTGTTGCCTGTTTAAAGGCAGACACCTTTTTACCCGATAATGATTTCACCCAAATGCGCGTTTTGACTTGCCCATTGCGTTGTACTTTCGTTTTAGAACGAATATTGCGCTTGATAGTGCCTTTGCGTCGATGAGGCACCGTTTCCTTAAGAATAGGCACTCGATGTTTGATTTCCTGCTTTAACACCGAAGCGCCTGCATTCATCGCCTTACGCGCACTTTGATTTCTGGTTTTACGGGCAATGTCTTGCATTCGTTGAGCGAGTTCAGACAATCCACTGATTTTAATCTCACCCATCATTCACGCCCTCTTTGCACATCAATTGAAGCTCACGATGACGCTCATAAGGGTCAATAATCGAAATAATATTAAATATTCGCTTACCCCATACAATACGCATCGAAGTATCAATGTCAGCGATATAGCGAATAATAATTCGTGTTGTGGCCTCACTTTGTACTTGTTGGGCTTGAAAATATTCCCGCCCTTGATAAGGCATGATCGCTGCACGTACTTTTGTCGCATGATCCGTCCAAATCACATCATTGCCACTGATGGCATCGGGCGCTAATACTGATTTTTGAATATGAATAGTGTGGCGTAATCGTCCCGGATCCATTAACTACCTCGCCAATTTCGACAAAGCAGTAACAATCGTTCTGCTGCTTTATTTTCATATAACGGAATTTCACTTTGGCTGGTTCGATGTTCAAACATATCCCCCAGCACCAAAAGCATGGCCGATTTCACTTCATAAGGGATATCATCGGGTGATTTCCATGCCGGTTCATCACACCATCTCAAACAATAATTTAATGCGCTTTGTGCATAAAATAGAATCTGCTCATCACGATCATCAGCGCTGTATTCGAGATGCTGTTTTAATAAAGAAAGAGGAATGACATCTAAGATATTCATGATGTAATACGGGATAGTTACCTACCCCGACCTATTACTTAAGCACTTCTTCCAGACGTTGGGAAAGTTCCTTTAATTAAGGCTTGAGGGCGATAATGGGCTAATGCTAAACGCTCTTCACACAAAATGGTCAGCATATTCTTCACAAAGTTATCACGATCTTCTCGACTCACTTCGATAACTGCATTCATTCGATCCCATACTTGAGACGCCAAATCAAATGCACCAACAGTAAACTCACCTTGTTTTTGTGCTTTTGTGGGAACAACAGGTAATCCCCACATTACATTTGAAGTAAACGCTTGTGGACCACCAAAAATATAACGCCCTTCTTTATCTTTCATTAACGCAATGGCATGCCAATCACGAGGATTTAAAATAATACCAGAGGCGCTAAATTCAGATTCTGTTACCTGATAAATGGCATGAGCAATCAGGTCAGCATGTGTGTCACCCGTAGCACTCAACGTGGTATCATAGGCAGTGGCAACATGATTAATCCCCGTCAAATTATCCGCTGTACCGTCACCATTGAGTAATTGCTCCTCTTCCACTAACGCTAAGCCATACAATAAGCGGTTATTAACGTAAGACTGTAACTGCACAGCATCATCCATCACTTGACGAGACGCTTGGATCCAATGAGCAATAGTGATCACATTTGCCGTTTGTTTTTCAAAAGTCAGATTAGATTCTGGTTTCTGTGCCTTTTCTTTCACGGGTGCCGCGCTATTGGTAAACAATTTTTCGCGTACATATTCCAGTGAGTTACTGGAAATACGACCTTGAGCTAATAAATCGCGGATAACTAAACGACGCATCCCCGGCATAATAATCCCCGGTACTTGCATCGGCTGAATTAGAACTCCGGCTGAGCTCGCATCACTGCCTAATGATTTATTAAAGGTCTTCACTTCATAAGAAGCCTGACTCCCATTCCATGATTTTGTCAGCGCTTCTGCTGCTCGCTCAGAAAAATCTTTTTTCGCATTAGGATCATCAGCACTCGTTGCCCCTTTCTGCTCTAAATCAAACAGACGTTCACCGGCTTTTTTTAATTCCTCTTGGACTAAGGCTAAATCTGTTTGTAATTGCTTTGAAACTACGCCAGTAGCTTCAATTTCTTTCTTCTGTGCATCAAAGAGCTCTTGCACCTTTTTTTGTGATCCTTCGATGGCTTCTTGGATAATAGCTAAGTCAGACATATTCTATCCTTTCAGATTAAATGCATTAATTTGGTTAACAATGGATGCGACTAGGGATTGTTGAGTGTCATCGGACTCACTCCGAATAGCGGATTTGAAGCGGGAAATAAAACCAACTGCTTCTGATTTTGATAAACCGGCTGACTCTCTCAGCCAATCCTCAATATCTCGGATCGTTAATAACCCATCGATACTTTTTAGCGATGAAACCTGTGCTTGGTCATTAGCGGGAAATGTACAAATGCTGATTTCACGTAACAGGGAGATATTTTTAAAAATACGGCCTGATGGTGTCCGCTCAAAATCATTACGCAGACAACCGAATCCGATAGAAAGCCCGTCAACCGTGCCATGCTTCATTGCCGCTTTTAGATCTTGAGCCGCACTATGACCGGGTGTCAGTTGTCCTCTTACACGTAACCCTTTTTGATCTTCCTCCATGTACTCCCACTTCCCCACAGGAAGTTCCCAGACTCGATGGTTATAAAACATAGCGACTTTTTGTTTTTGCTTATCTAAAACATGCTTAAACGCACCGGGTAAAATAATGTCACCGTCGAGATCTTGATGACTAAATACGGAGGCATAACCTTCGAAAACGCCTTGTGTGCCATCCCCCGTAAATTTGATTTCCGCTTCATCAAAATTCAGTGTTTTTCTAATATCAGGCATTGAACCCCCATAAATAATTAAGCCCCACTTTCGTGAGGCTCTTTATTGAGTTGGTTAATCGGTAAATATTGTGCTTGCCGGTAAGCGACATCCCCACCTTCAAGAGGAGGATAATTATCGAGCCGCCGCATTTCATTAATGGTTCTTAGTCCCGATTCTCCCATCGCTTTCATAAACGCGGCGCGTGAAGTGGAATCGCCTCGCAATAATCCATCAAGGTTATGTTCAGCATGATATTTACCCACTTCAGGTGGTTTTAGAAGCCAACGCGCAATGCAGTTTTCCCATCGGGAGATATAGGGTTGTAAGGTATATTGAAGAAAACCTAAGTTTTGTTGCTCAATGCCTGTTCCCCAACTTGTTGATTTTTCAACATCACCGACTAAATGCGGTGGAACACCAAAGAAACGGGCTAATTCACTGACTTGAAATTTGCGGGAAGACATTGTTTCTGCATCTTGAGGACTAACACCAATATCTTGTGCTTGAAATCCCCCCTCTAAGATCCACAATCGTTTTTTAACGGGGCCACCCGCAATTTCTTTGAAATTCTCTTCAAGTTGGCTACGTTGCTCTTTATTCAATACCTTATCGCCCGTTGTCAGAATCTTAGGAGACTTAGCCCCATTAGCGTAAAACTCACGTTGTTGATCTTCCATCGCAACGGCCGTGCTTGCTGTCTTACACGCATAAGCAATAGGCGACAATCCGACTAATCCATTAAAACCAAACCCTTTTAAATGAAAAATTTCGTGTTGTTTAAATTTCGCAAATTCATGATCACGCTGATATTTATAGATAATATTCTTCCCCTCCATGTGTACATCCATATTGGCAGACAACAGAGGAAGCAAGCTGATCACATCACCGACTTTATTTCGCTCAATCAACGAGAAAGCATTACCATAAAAGCAAAGCTGCATAGTCATTGCCTCTCGGAATTCTTGAGCCGTCATATATTGATTGGGCGAATACCGCAGTAATCGAGCTAATGGGTGACTTAAATCAACTTTGGTTCTATTTCCTTGTTTATCCGTTTCGAACACATCCAGTGGCAAACAAGCCGTTAACGTCGAAATTAAGCTAACACAACGCCAAACCGTTGATATTTGGAGTATTCGTTCATCATTTACAGAAGAATCACCAAGCGAGCCTTGCGCTGAGATAGTTCCTGATTGTGAACCTTGTTCAGGTGTCACGAGTCTTCCCCCAACAAAGAAGGAAGCCAGACGCGCAAACCAACCATGATTAGTGCGCAAATCGATTGAATATTGTTTATCTGTCATCACATACTCAATGGGTTAGAGAAAAAGTCATCAAGGTTGCCATCATCAACCTCACCTTCCGCAGCACCAATCGCCATTGCAGAGGCCACCACACCATCAATTCGACCAGTGCTTTTTTTCTTGGCAAAGACGCGGTTATCTTTTTGGTCAGCCTCAAGCACAGCGGATGCAGCATTCCATCTCAAACAAGGATTGGTGTGGATCTCAATCTTCTTGTCATCAATGAGCTGTTCAAACAGTTCGATAGAGTGTGGCATCCATAGCCCTGAATCTTTGGCTTTGTAATATCCTTGTCCATGCGGAGTTAAAGGAACCGTCACACCCGCTTCATCGAGTTTGGGTTCAAGGTATTTAATGCGATAAGGGTCAAAGGCAATGGCTCTCATGCTGACGTGCATCGTCATTTCAGCAATGCGTTCTGCCACAAATTCATACCTCACCGCATTCCCTGGAGTGGTATGCATAAAACCTTGCCTTACCCATAAGTCGTAGGGCACTCGGTCGGTTTTCGCTCTATCCAATAAAGTGTCTTTGGGTGTCCAAAATTCAACATAAAGACGTTTGAGGCGAGGAAAATACAGGGCTAATGCGGTTAAATCTTTGGTTCCTGATAAGTCCAATCCGCCATAACACTCTTCACCTTGAAGATCATCGAAGGTGAACGTGTTTTCACACTGCATCCATGTTTCACTGTTAATCCACGGATTATCGGCATCCACCCACTGGCAAAAATTAAGCCGACGCACAATGCTTTCTTTTGCGGGCATACCTCGAGCTTGTGTCACTTGTTCACGTAAGTAGCGATCAGAAAAGGTGTAGCCCAATGACGGATTGGCTTTCCCCCAGCAAGACTCATCCTTAAAGGGATCATCGCCCTCATCCAGTGAGCAAATATAGGAAAAGAAGCTGTCGTCTTCGATAGTGCCTTCGGCAACTTTTCGTCCGTATTCATGATAGTCATAACACACACTGGTTTTATCATGCCCACTATTGGTGATCATAAATATCAAGGCTTGTCGCCGACCTTTTGTGCCCGCTCGCATCATCTCAACGGCGGTATTATTTTTATGCTCATGAATTTCATCTATCAGCGCACAATGGGGACGAGGCCCTGATTGCCCATCATCTGAGCTAATCGGGCGAAAGAATGAACTCGTTTTCAAATAAGCCAAGTTCCACTCTTTACCTGTTCCGCCTGATTTGGTGATCCGCTGACTTAATGCGGGAGATTGATCAACCATCGCCACCGCATCACGAAACAAAATCATGGCTTGGTCTTTTTTCGTGGCTGCCGCATACACTTCGGCACGCGGTTCACTGTCGGCGACTAAACAATACAGCCCAACGCCACCTGCCATCGGGGATTTTCCTGAACCTTTACCTGATTCAACGTACACCATGCGAAATCGGCGTGTGCCGTCTGTCATTTTCCAACCAAAAATAGAGCCAATCACAAAGCATTGCCAAGGCAATAAAATAAACGGTTTTCCTTCATGCTCCCCGCCATTGAGCTTTAAGACTTTCGCAAAAAAGTCGATCACCCTTTTAACAGCCTCAACATCCCAGACTAATCCTCGTTGCTCGGCTTCATTTAAGTCTTTGAGATGACGTGCACATGCATGACGAATATCAGGCCCCGCTAAGATTTTGCCTTGATGCACGTCTTGCGCGTATTGCGTTGCGGGATCAACCGAAATATTGGTTGAGCGGATCTTCCTCTTCTTCTCCACCATCCATCTTCACCTTCGAACGAGCCGCGGGGGTTAAACCAAACTCGACTAAATAACTTTTAAAACGGCGGTCTGCATCAGCCAACATGGCTACGGCAGGATTCGCTTTAATTAAAAAATCCCCTAATTGCGTTTTTGTGGTATATGTCCGACCTTCAATGGCAATGGTGTCTCGCAATTGAAGAATATCGGCGTAGATATCACACAACCGTTCTAATGCCAGCGTGTCAGCCACGGTTAAAACGCCCATTCTATCGAGTAGTAAGGTTAATTTTGCCCACGCCATTTTCCCCCAATCCGTTAAATGTTCGGGTGGGCTTGGAATTTCACGTTTAGGTTGGGGTTCTTTATCGTTGAGTTTTCGTTTTCCCGGATTACCGGTGACCACCTTCAAGTGGGTCGGTTTCGGGCGTCTTCCTGCCATCGGAACCTCCCAGAAAAAAAACTTTTCATTTCGCGGTTGTGCACACAAATGAGGGCGCTAGGTAATCAGGGCGAAAGTGTCTGAACTTTTACCCCGCCCCCACCCTGTATTCATGGTGTTATTGATGCCAATGAGAATTGGGATCGAGTGGAATGCCATCCGCATTACAGCCAATGACTTTGCCACTCTTTTCGATACGTTGTTTGGTTGAGTTATGATGCAGTTCGCATAAGCTTTGGAAGTTCTTTGTGTCCCAGAATAAGGCTTGAGCTTTTGCGATACGCTCTTTATCACCTGATTCAAGCGCTTCTTTAAGACGATGCGGAATAATGTGGTCAACTACTGTGGCAGCAGTAATACGTCCTTGCTCTTGGCACATGACACAAAGTGGATGTTCATTAAGAAACGCTAATCGCACCTTTGCCCAGCGACCACCATAGACATTGCGTTTTTTCATGGTTTATCTCATTACAAATTTTCCCCAATAAAAAAGCCACCAGCGATTAACTGATGGCTATATAAATTTTACTGAAGATAATTTTTAGTATTATGTGGTTGTAACACTCAAAATCTAGTTATCCTGACATAATTTAATTATCAATGTATTAAATCAATTTAATGACTAATTTTATTGGCTAAAATGACTCGTTCGAACTCACTACGAAGTTCCTCATAAGCTTTAGGTTGCAATAACCGATTATTATCTAGTTCTATAACATGAGCATCTTTCTTATATTTAGATAAAATGTCATTATCATTCATTGCACACAAAATCACTTGATACCCACTAGGAACATTATTCATAACAGCATTAATCACTTGTTCATATCTATGTTTAGCTTGCTCTTGTTGATTTGGAGTATCTATAACAAAAGGCGCTATTTGACAGTGATTGATATAATCAATCTGTCGAAGAATAGATAATTGATAGGCTAATGTTCCACGAGTGCCTTCTGCTGCACCACCTCCAAGAATTTTTTTATAATCCATTGGAGATTTAACTCCATTAAGGTTTACCCCTGTTGCAACTAAAATCTTTATATTTTCAACCAAACTCCCAATAAATAGCTCATTTAATGTCTTCTTGTCTTCTTTTTTAAGAAGCTTAGCTTGTTTTTTCTTTATGTCACTTTGATTTTCTTTAGCATTATTCGATTGAGCAATATATTTTTCTTTCTTCTTAAGTATATTATTATTAACTTTCTTCTGAGAAATTGAATACAAAGCTAATTCATAACTACATTGTTCGTCTGAATTATTTTCAGATGCTTCCTCTTTTAAATATTTATTATTGATTCTCTCAATTTCAGAAGAAACAAAATTTAACTTTTCTATTAATTCAGCTCTCTGTTGATATTTATTTTTAAGAAGATGATTAATTTTATCTGCTTCTTTCTCTAAATTTTCTTTATCTGCTAAAAATCCTGCACGACTAAGTAATGAATTATCATGTAAAACACCACATAAAGGACATTCAAGAGAATCTGAAGGCACATTTTCTACTGCAAAAATATAATCATTTTCTAGCTCTCTCGCTGAAGTACTGACAATTAGATGCTGTTGTTCTAACTCATGAATCTCATTGGCTAAAATTGATTGCTGTTCAAATAAACTAGATTGAACATCAGAAAATCTCATGAGTTCGTCATTTATTTCTGCTTGAATATAATCCAACTCTGCTTGAGTAATTGCTACTGTTGTTGTTTCTGGAGCAACTTCATCAAGTACACTTACTGCTTCTTCAATCCTCGTAATTTTATGTATTGCTTCTTGTTCTATCTCTTTTTGTGCAAATATTTCTTCTTCGAGTTCAAAATGTGCACTCGGTAAATAACCACAGAAATATTTTATAAGAATTGTTCTAAAATTACTGTATTGTTGTAAGTTTTCAAACCCATTCCATGGTTCGTTCCAACTTTTTTCTTGATCGATATAAAATGGTAAAAAATAAAATGCAGGTGGTGGACACTCTAAGTTATTTTTTTTACTTGCAAGTAATAAATCAAAACCAACTTCTCTTGCAAAATCTATGGCAAATTGACCTGTTATTTTTGAGTAAAACTGTAAAGGAGTATCTTTCTTTCCGAAATAGATCCCATCAACATAACGACTAACAACATATTCTTGTTGGTTTATTTTAAAATATAGGATCGTTTTAACATCATTTGATTTCCATTCTTTATCAAATTTGGGATCACAGCCAATTGCCCAATATAAGCTTTTTACTAATGTTGACTTGCCAATACTATTGTCTTTTCCTGTAACGAGATTGAATCTCTTCGGAAACTCGAACTGATTCGCTGATTTTTTTGAATCTGACAGTAGAACTAGACGTTGAAATTGCAAGCCTTTCATTTTTGTGATTCCTAAGATTCCTAATCAATAATTTATAATTGTTTTGCATTATTAAGCCTTTAATAAACAGTAGATGACTTCTAACAATAACTCGTCTTCATTATTATTTATTTTTTGAAGTAAATCATCATCAACAGCTTGTCGGCATAAAGCTTCTATATATGTAGCATCATCGTCATATTTATCTTCATCAACTTTGAGATAAGATTGCTTAAATGACTCCGTAATATCAATATCTAAAGCACTCATAAAACCAGCTCTACGTAGTGCTAGTGAAGTGATTTTACCTTTAAAAATGCGCTTTTTCTTAGATCTCCAACCTAAATCCGTGGCCAAATCATCAAAATTACTTTTTAAATCATCAATACAAGGATGGCTTGTGTATTGAGTAATCACTTTGTGAACATCTGTCGAGGTGAGTGATTTTTTATCAATAAGTCTTATCCAATCTTTATAATCATATTCAATACGACCTATTCGCCCCATTTCATCAACAATAGAACGATATATGTTTACTGGATTACATAGCGCCCCAGGAAATATAGCATCAACAAGGTATGCAAAACGAGATAATACATAATCTTCTTGGTTTTTTAACTGTATCTCAGGAACAATAAATTGCAGATGTTCAGGCAAAACACTAATCCCTAGTTCATCTGTTATATCTTTAGTTAAACTAGCTAAATCATCTTTTGCTAAATCACCTATCTTGATTACATCTAGTTTAAGATCTTTATCAATATTTAGGCTAAATCCACTTGATGAAACTAGCCCAATCTTAACAACTCTATTTTCATATGAAGTATTAACACAAGAACTAAGTAGCTTTCCAAGTACAGAGTTTTTAAGCTTATTATTTTTACCTTTATCCCTTTTTGTAAGGGATGCTGATGTATACTTAGCTATCTGATTCTTTACTTGATAAAATTCAAACTGTGCATTGTTTGGATCTAAACTATTAGCAATTACAACATCTTCCTGATATTCAATTAATAAAGCATATTCCTGATTTTTTTTGTGCTTTTCAATAATCTCACATAATGCCCAATGAAATTGAAAATTATACTTTCCGAAAGTACTTGCTCCTGCTGATTCACGCTGGACTTCAGCAAGTGGGTTATTTGCCATATACACTACACCAAGTAAACATGAATTATTCATTTACATGTATCTTAGCATATGAAATACAGCTATATTAGGATATATCATCGATCTAGATCATGAAATTTTACTCATGTAATATTTCATATAATCATAAAAACATTGTTTTCCTTTCAAACTCACAAACTATTTTCATAAGAAATAATAAACTTACTTGATTGCCATCCAAGCTGAACTTTTAGTCATGATTTCTCTATATATTAATTATCATGATAAGATTTACGTACAATCCAAACAAAAATATCATTTACTAATGAAAACATCCCAAATAGATCCCATTACTTCAACTTTAATTGACGCAATCAAAAATCCACGAGTTAAGCAAAAACTACACGAACTTAATTTATATTTTTATAATCGAAAACATGAGAATCAGATTAGGGATGAAATAAGCATTGTTATCAATGAGAACTCTGATTACTTAGCAATGACAGAACATCCCAAAAGCAGGAATGGTGCAGTGGACTTATCTCTTTATCCGGTAAATAAGGATGAATCTAGTTTGATTGCTACTATTGAATTTAAACATCATTATCCGAAGGATCTAACCATACCTGCAGTTCAAAATAGCATTATTTCTGACTTAACTCGTAATTTATCCAGTCAAACAAGTCATTTTATTCACATTATTCAACAAAGAAAAATGCATAAAAAACCGCCCGTTAGCGACGTAAAATTCTTGCAAAGAAATTCAGACGATATTGCTTATTACACATGCCTTTTAGAGGGTTTAGATAAATTCCCGTTAAAATACAATAAAAACAGCCACTCAATAACCGTGAAATCAGAATTTATTGAGTCCACTTATACTTTCGATATCTACTCTCTTATGTGATAGATTTAATATATAAATTAAAGGGTTATGGATATAAAAAACTCTAATCACCTACACACTCCTGCCTGATGTAATCCTGCAATCCTTTAATCATCTGCTCTGACTCTGCAATTCGCTCTCTGAGTAACCAATAATTTCGGATAGCGGTGTCAGTAGGTCGGGCGGTGGTTGCAGAAGCCAAGCTGGTGGCGGAAGTGGTTTTGCTTTTTGGGCACTCGGCTTTGATATACACCCGCTTAGGATGATGCTCGCTAATATCACGCAAGCGACTAATTTCATTCTTAGCATTCGCTAGCTCCTGCGTATATTGAATATCCAACTGATTTAATCGCATTATGCGTGCTTGATAGTCAGTATTAATAGACTTCTGTTCTTCGAGAGCAATCGTTAGTTCTTTGTTTGTTTCTACTAATAGATTAATTCTGTTAGCTTGCCAATTAATCACCCAATAGCCCCCCACAATGATGCCTACCATCACAATGACAGCATAGAGTTTCCCATATTTCATGATTAATACCGATGATGTGAGAGTGCAATCTGACAGCGTTTTTCTAAACTCACTTGGTCTTTAGTACATGAGTTATCAATCAAGAGATAAATACCACCAGCGACTGTGATGAGTAATATGAGGATAAAGCTGATAATGATGATTAAAGGTTTCCATGACATAGTGCTAACTCCGCTTCTCGACGACTAACAAGCCCTCGCCAAACCTTTCCTCCTGCATAAACCCAACGTTTCATTTCTTCACAAGCACCCGCTCTATCACCAGCGTTTAGTTTCTTAAGTAATGTTGAACGAGAAAATGCGGTTGTTCCCACATTAAAAGCAAAGGAATATAAAGCGGCTTTGGTGTAGTCATCGAGTGGTACTTTGATTAATGCATCGACTTGCTGTTGTGTCTTAATAAAATCGTTTTGTAATAACGCATCACATTCTTGTTGTGTGTATATCTTGCCTTGAATAATGTCTTTACCTGTGTGTCCGTAACAAACCGTTAGAACGCCTGCCACATCACGATAAGGTTCATAACGCACACCCTCAAAATGGGCAATGACAACTAACGCGATTGCTGTTGCTCCCGCTGTTGTTAGCGCAGCTATTTTCTGTTTGAGAGACATTAAATATCCTTTGGCGCTTTTACCATTAATTCAGCAAGCCTTTTTAACGTTTCTGTCGGGTTTTGCGGGTCAACATGACGAACAAGCTCTTCAAATAATTCAGTGCGTTTTCGTTGCTCTCGACGAGTCATAAAATAAGTAGCTAAACCAAGAAGCATGCTAAACGCCATCCCGATAACAAATCCCCATTCATATAAAGAGAGACTGGCAAAAAAGGCCGTTAGGCCTGCTGTTCCATAAGTAACATTGGTTAATTTATCCATACGCATAGTCACCCCCAAAGGAGTGTCCGTTGATGATGAGAGTGAGAGAGTTAAAAGTGAAACGATAAAAATTAGGCGGGTATTAATACTTTAAGTGCCTTTAATAAACCTTCAGGTAACTGCTCTTCCAGTGACGCATTAGAAACAATCACAAGGCCGTACATGGATATCCATGTATTCGTTTGTTGTAAGTGCCCTTGAATAAATTGTTTTGCTTTCTCTAACAAATAAATACAACTCTCTTGCGTGTTTTTTCGCCAATAGGATTCAATTGCCACCAGCAATGGGTCGCCTGCATCATTAATCTTTTGTGTGCCGATTCGATATTGTTTTTTACCTGCGGGAGATGTTGTACAAATTAATTGTGTGAGTTGTTGAGTTTCACCATCAGCCGCATGGATATTCGCCGTTAAAATGGCGGAGGTATTCTTTTCACTGTCTGTTTCTGATGCATAGTGAAGACTAAACTGTAATTCGCTTATCTCTTTTGACATAACATTTACCGATTTATTTTAGTTGATAAGGTGCCGACTCACAGCTCTTGTGTGAACGGTATAAGTGGGTGTTGATTCTGTGGTCGGCGTAGACGGAAAGGTTACAAAGTAACCTTATTTAATTTAGGGTTGAATATATTAATGAGAATAATTATCATTACATATGTATCAAATTGACAGGTTTGATACGAATTAGTACGACATGACTTACATTGCTTCTTGCGTTTATTTTATATGCCGATATGACTCCTAGCGTATCGGCATTTTTTTATTGTATTGGGTAGTCCTTTCATACTTGGCTGCCCTCTTAGTGCCAAAAGAGGACGCCTGACCTCCAAATATGTTGTTGAAATTCATTACTTTAAATGACTATTATCGAGTAAGTATATCGCGAGGTATATAAAATGACATATGATAGTCTAAACAAAGGAATGACATTAAATATAGGTAACAACATTATGATAACGCACTTCACTAACGAATTTGAAAAGTTATTAAGTATCATTTCATCTAATTCATTTATATTAAGGTATTGTGGCGAATATTTTGGTGACAAGAATGATAAAGTTGTTTCTAATGCTGCTCACCCCATGGTTTCATTCAGTGGTTATGATACCAACGAGTTAAAAACAAAAATCATAACATATGGTGGATATGGAATATCTCTTCACAAATGTTGGGCATTAAAAAATGGTATAACACCAGTGAACTATATAGAGAAAAATTCCCCAGTAGCATCTGGACTAATAGCGTTGTTAAGGTCACGTCAGTTAAAACAATTACCTAATAATCTTAGATTACCAGTTATTCAGCTAAAGTGTTTTACAAAACATGTCTACGGATATAACAGCTATTTTAATCTTAATAATTATGATTTCGAGTATGAAAAGGAGTGGCGATATGTCCCAACAATTGAGCAAATTAAAAAGAATTTAATTTCCATTAACTTTTCAGCATACGTTAACCGAAAGAACTTTTATAATACGAAAATAGAAAAATATCCTCTTAAATTCTCACGTGAAGATGTTCGATGCATATATATACAAAATGAAAATGAGAAAAAAAAGATAATGTCAATTTTTAATTTCACTGATGATCAAGTAATCATTGCACCTTGGCAAAAAGCAAAATAAATAAAAGCATATCTGATTTCTGCCCATATATAATATTTGATATTCCAAATTTTTTTCATTGACCTATAACTCACTAGAGATGCTAATAATGGATCTGTTCTCAACAAAAATAGCCAAGAATAAGCTTAATGATAGTTTCAAACGTATTTACAAAGATCCCAAATTTGCTCCTGTAAGGGAAGTAATCCAATCTTGGGGAAGTGGACTGCACCAACGCAGTAGCGAGAAAACTAAATTTGTTAATGAGTTTCAGACCACTTTCAACTCTGCATTTTGGGAATTGTATCTGAATGAGATGTTTATTCGCCTCGGTTATTCAATTGATTATACAAAAGATAGCCCTGATTTTAATGTTACCACACCATCTGGTTACAATTTTAATGTAGAGGCAATGATCTCTGACAGGCCTCACAAACCTCCAGTTGGTGATATTTTCAGCGAATCGAAGTTCAAGCATCAATCCACGCTAAAACTTCTCGGGAAGATTAAAGATAAGCATGATCTTTTTACTGGTATTAAGGGCAAGAAGTTCCCGTATTCGACAATGGAACATGTTGTCGGTAAACCATTCGTTCTAGCGCTTGCCCCATTTGATTCCGACTTATCACTAACTCAGAATAATACGATCATCAATCGAGTTTTATTTGGTATCGAAGAACCAACGATGAGAGATCTTGCGAAAGGTCAACAGAGAAAAATCTTATCGATTAAAAAAAATGAGCATAGCGAAATACCATTAGGTATTTTTACAAATGATTCATATAAAGAAATTAGTGCTATTGTATTCTCAACAACGGGTACTTTCGGTAAGGCTGTTGTTCAAAGTGGAATTGGGCGATATATAAGGTCAACAAGATACCGTGCTCTTGATTTAAATCATTTCATTGCCTCTGAAGGTATGAAGAATAAAGGAACTCATACGAAGAAACTTGGTATCGAACATTATTTGAAAACATACCGGACTTTTTACAATAATGAAGTTGTTGGCGCGGATGTTGAGTTATGTCATTCCAGTGACTATACAGAAACGCATTTTGATGGCCTACACGTTTATTACAACCCAAATGCGATAGTGCCTTTGGACAAAGATATTTTCTTCCCTCCAGAAATAACACACAATTTTTATGACATGGCAAGTGATTCGCCTGTGCAGAACCATCCAGATAGAGCATTGGTATCGCGACAAGTTTTTGAACCATCTAAGGCCAGTCTGAGGCATATTATTAAAAACTGGTTCCCTGAGTATATCGGAGATCTATAGGTTGGTCAGGAGTTCAATCTAAGAACCTGCTTTTTCATATATAAATATGCAGGTATTTATTATGATTTACGGAAGCAGGTTTTATATATCACACCTCCCAGAGCGACTTACTCTCATATTTACTTCCCCAAATTTTAAGTATCTCGCTTAACTGAATCAGCTACCTTTGGACTTTCCTAGAACTCAGTTTGGTTAACATCCACTCCTCGTTCAAACCAAGCTGTAATTTCTAATAGTATTCTATCTACTCTAGTCGTAGTTAATACAATTTAAAGCCCTGACAAAAACAATTAAGGCCACACATTATGCGTAGCCTTAATCTTATTCACATTATCTAACTCAATTATTTTTTATCTTTATTTTCTATCGCTATTGTTTGTCGTTTTTCTTCTTCAGGTAATTCATACTCAATAGCAATGGTCAGAAGTCCACTGGATAAATCGGCTTTGTCTATTTTAACATTTTTACCGAGGTCAAATTGCAATGTAAATTGCCCTTGAGATATGCCCCGGTGGATCCATTTATCATTGTCTTCTTCTGATTTTTCTTCTTTTTTCCCTTCAATCAATAAACGGCTTCCTTTTAATGAAACCGATAAGTCATTTTCTTGATATCCAGGCACACTCACTGTCAGTTCATAATGGTTATCATCAATCTGTTTCAGGTTATAAGTCTGTACAGGTGATGCAATGGGCTTACTGCCTGTTAACTGACTAAACAGGCGATCTATCTGATCAAAACGGTTCGAAAGTAAGTTATCAGATAATGTTGGGAATAATGAAAAAGGTTTAATGTTAGGCATATAACTCCTCCTTCAGTATTTAGTGAATTATGGGTGGTATCTTATTTACCCAAAATATAAATATGAACGAGCAAAAATTTTTCAAGGCCTAAAATCTAAATTTTTTATCTTTAGCCAATATGAGATTGTAGATAGCAAAAAACCCCGCCGAAGCGAGGTTTTGTATATTCAACTATTTAATGCTTAACTCATTTGGGCTGTCATCACACTTTTGCAAAAGATACATTTTGCGCCGTGTGGATTGTTCACTGTGACATCAAATTGTGATGTTCTATATTGTGAACCGCGACAACAAGGGCATTTAAAATAGAGGCGAATAGTAATAGCGCCTTTAGAGAGCCACCACGTTGCCTGCTGCTGGGCCTTTCATACCATTTTCCATGGTGAATGAAACTTGTTGGCCTTCAGCTAATGTTTTGAAGCTATCACTTTGGATTGCAGAGAAATGTACGAAGACATCTTTGCTGCCATCAGCTGGAGTAATAAAACCAAAACCTTTACCTTCATCGAACCATTTTACTGTACCAGTCATTGTATTAGACATAGAATTTCCTTTAATTTATTTAATTTGCCATAAGGCATATGCGGTTTGTTTTGTATTTTTACTTATGGGTATTAATTAGAAGGAATTCACAATGAAGAGGTATCGAGGATAACGCTAAACGGGAACAACTTTAAACTTACTAACATAAATAGGTCTGTACTTCCAAACCAGTGACGCTATTAAGCCATAGAAAAATGCAGATAGCAAACTTTATTTTTTAACAGTAAATCAGGTTAAGTATGCCCCTAAAAACACAACCCCGTTATACTCACGAGGTTTTTAATAGATAAGTGATGTAACATCAAAACTATTATTAACACAATATATTGCGTTTTGTAATTACGCAAGACTATAAATGTGGTGTTTTCTAATTATTTTATCCATATCTAATTTTACGTTATCAACCGATAAACACCCTTCAATAAATCCTTCCGCTGTCTGCAATCGCTTAGCCACTTCGTTATGAGAAATACCGAGTTTTGAAGCCATTGAACGCAAAGGATAATTCTTCACATAGTACATAATAACCAACTGAAACAAGTAACTATTATTTACCTTTAAATGTAATACCGCTTTATTGATTTTTAAGCCATCATCATCTGAACATTGCTCTCGGCTTCGTCTTGAGCTTGGAATTAATCCTTTAAAACCTGCGGCAATTGATGAGTAATCGATACTATTTCCCTCATTAGCTGACCACGCTCCCCAACGCGATAAAACTTCCTGCATATCTCTCATACTTAGACTCCCCGTGCCGTATACACGTTAAACCAATGCCCCCATTCCTAATGAATGGTTTAAAAAAGAAAATAACAATTCGATTTGGTTACCATAATTGGCTTCCCACAACTTGGGATCACGATGTAACTCATCATGATGTTGCCGACATAATGGAATAGTGAATAAGTCATGAGCTTTCGTTCCCATGCCTCCCATACCATGGCCGATGATATGATGTGGATCATCAGCTTGTTGTCCGCAAACACAACAAGGCTGTGTTTTTACCCATTGAAGCCATTGGGTATTCTCCCAACGGCACATTTTAGGTTTAAGAAGAAATGAGGCTGGAGGTTCAGGATCGACAGTCACATTAATAACGGGTTTTATGGCATCTAAACGCGCATTCATTGCTGATAGTGCTGTTACTTCATTGGGAACAATATCAGCTTCAGGAAAACCGCCATGCACTCTACGATCTTTAGGTTTATCAGACCAATTTAGAATACGACGTAATATAGCATCAGGTAATTCATTAACCAGTTTATGCATCACGGTAAAAGCAAAAAAGTCAGGTATCGTCAGCGAATGGCTATCATCTAATCTCAAACGACTGCGAATAGTATCTATCATCCAAGCAATACGATTTTTATACGCTAACTCAGCAACCCACCCCGCCGATGAATTACGAATATGATTATCATGGTACCAACAGGTTCGTATCACACCGTCTTTATGCCATGTGGTTGTTAATTCATGATGATGATAACTGTCATGCTTATCGTTAATCTGGCAGCAATGGATATTCCTGCCTATCCACATATTCATCGATACCAGCCCGCCCATAGCTTGGATCACTTTTTCATTATTCAAAAAATCAACAATGCTCTTGTTATTCAATAATGGCTGTTCGTTCCCTGTTAATTCACCAGAAGGCCATTTATTTAAACTCTTTGGTACATCACTAATAATCACACGAGAATGTTGTTTAAGTTGCTCAAACAACTCCGCTTCAGGCTTCAATAAAACAACACCAAGATCGGACTGAATATAGGGTGTTAACAATAATTTCATGCACTCACCTGCTTATTCAGCATCACCATACGGATCAATTCATCCGTTTTACTTTCAAAGAAATGGGGTTGGGTTTCACGAGGATTATTAGGGCTGGTCATGTTCTTCCCAAACTGACAGCCTCGGGCAGTCACTGACCAGAACTCTTTCATTTTGTTGGCAGTTTTCGTACTTGGACGAGATAAACGTTCAACAATACCGAGATCAGCCAACCGCTTATAAGCTTGTTGCGCTGAAACAGGTAATTGGTGTTTTCTAATCAGTGTTGATAAAGCTACTGTTGGACGACTTGAACCATCCATTGATCCACTTGGCGCATCAATCGCATACACAGGGGCTAATTCGGGTAAGCCTGCCATGGCTTGTAATTTTTGATACGCCCCTAATTTTGAAGAGTTTGAGAAATTTAGGCTCTTAGCCATCGATTCAAGCAATATAACCCCAGCTTGAACTTTATCGGCTAACTTTTCGTCGTGTTGCTGTGTTATCAATGCATCAAAAGTACGGATCACTTTTAAATGAAATGATGGGCTTATCCACATTGCATAGGCATACACTAATTCTTTGCAAACATACGTTCCTTGGTTAAGCCCACCAACAATGGTCATAATGGGAACCGCTCCTGTGATCTCAGGAGCGGTTGAAATTTCATCAATCAATTCTTTAGTTTGGGTTAAAGCACTCCAATTCGAAGGTTGATGCCGTTTTTCACCACCTGAGACTCGATGAAGGTCATTTAAACAATAACGCCCTGCGGTATCTCGACGAATTTGAACACCATCAATAACAATTAGTCCATTCATGTTATTTTTCTCCACTCTCGTTTATAGCAAAACTTCCTGAGCAACTTGTTCTGCAACTTGTTGCCAAATACCTCGCCACGCAGCTAAACCTGCAACCTCATTCATTCGGCCTAGACCATTTTTCTTTGCCTGAATAGCGGCTAATTCTTGGATTTTATTTTTAGGTTTCCAACCCGTACCCCAGATAAGCCGGAATGTTTCATCACGCTCTACGGAGTCGATGGTGATTTTTTTCTTACCCGCCAAACGTAAGGTTAAATCATCCCATTGAGCCCTAAGTGTACGAGGACACTGAACATTCTTTTTCCAAAAATCATCTTGCGTAATTCGTTTATAGAACTGACAAATTTCTTTGTGAGTATGCCCATCAATCGTTGCCATTAAGCGAATATCATTAGCCCAATCAGTGAAATTTGGCTCTTTAGGCGTTTTTAATCCCATCTCTTGAAACACTTCGCATTTACGGCTGAATAACCATTTAGCGCACTTCAAATCGTCAGCGGAGCCCCATTTTTGAAAGTTGGCGCTGTAAATCACAGCTTCAGGATAACGAGTTAAAAAATCATTTTTGGGCTGGTCGCTGGATTCGCCAGAATTCTGCGACGAAGAATGATTTATTGATGGATCATATTTTGAAGTTACTGATGGATCGCCCTCAGGAGCTAGCGGGTCAAAATCCCTATTTTTGCTCGATTTTGAGGGAACAGAATTTGATGCAACAAATTTTGATGGCTCAACTCCTGATGCATCAGATTTTGACGCGTCAGATTTTATTGGTTGAGAAAGTGCTTTCTTTGCTGATTGGTATAGTTTCTCTACATTCAGCTGATAGATATTGCTTGCGTTGCGATTGCCTTTTCTACGCTTTTCGCTGGTTAACCACCCTTCTTTTTCCAACTGTTTTATTGCTGTGCGCACCGTGCTTTCACCCGCACCAATTTGACGAGCAATTGTCACAACAGAAGGCCAACAAATGCCTTCATCATTAGAAAAATCAGCTAATCTTGCCATGATAGCGACTGATGTGAGTTTTAAACCTGCATGGGCGCAACCATCCCAAACATAACTAGATAATTTAACACTCATAAGAGGCCTCACTTAACTCGGGTATATCTCTCTTTAAATCTTTGAACTGGCTCGCATTGTTCGTATTCACAACCATCAATCATAAAAATAACGCGCTGTTTTTCTCGATCATAACGAATGACATGAACAAGGAGCCCTCGAGGGTTTCTGTAATAGCGATCAAGACGATTGGGATCTTCATTTCGCATTGCATTTTCCTCCACTCAAGAAATAGAAATCAGCCCATGACTTTTTCAGTGTCCTCTTATCTACCAAATCGATATTTTTTCGGTAGTTGTGTGATCGATTGTCACTCGGTATGCTTTCTACATAGCGAAATGTTCCCTCTTTAGTTAAGGGTAAACAGCGAAATTGCTTTTTAGGTATTAGATGCGCTAATCTACTCATGCTTATTTCTCTTCACATCATTGAAATTGGCAACCGAAGCCAGAGGCCGTATACCTTTGGCTTCACCCTTTCTTAGTCGCTTCCTGTTTTTCACCGTATAACACTTTCAGTGAATCCAAGAACCCAATTGCATACGCAAAAACTTTCCCTGTTTTTCGATAAATACGCCCTATTTCTTCATCCGTTAAAACACCATCAACAAGGCTTTCTTGAATTAAAACGGCGAGTGATCCTTGCATAGCAGCCAATGTCATTCGCATATCAAATAGCTCTACTTGATCTATCTTTTCTGCTTCTATTTTTGGTAATGCACTCATGCCATGACGTTCTAGGTGATATTCCACCAGCAACTTAGTGCCCGAAATATCTTCCATGGCTTCTTGTTCATCAATATCAAAGAAACGACAGCCATTTTTTTCGTATAACTTGTTATTAAACGTCTCGAGTGACATACCTAGAGCCCCTGCCATAGCAGAACGTCCACCCGGCAGTGCTTTGCACATTTCTTTGATAACTTCTTTAATTGAATGTTTGCTCATATCTACCTGCTCTATCTTTTATTGGTAGTTAATTGCCTTATGCTGTTTTGGTATTTTTTCTATAAAGTTCAGGGTGATATTTAAGTTTTCCCTCAGTTAGTAAGTCAGCTTCAATTGCTCGATTTTTAGGTATTAATTGACCTGGTCTTTTCTTCCATTGATAAAAGGCTTCTGGCGTAATTTTAAAAAAACTAGCGACTTTACTAGCATCACCAAAGTAAACTTCAACTTCATTAGTTGTCATAAGCACCTCCAATATAAGTTTTATTAGATATTAAAATATAAGTTTTCTTTTATCAATAAAAACTAAGATAACTTAGTTAAAAACTAACCTCGGAATAAAAATGGATACTGTTGGAAGCAGAATAAAAAAGCTTCGTAAGACAACCAAGACGACACAAAATGAACTAGGGAAGTACTGTGGCGTATCGGGTGTTGCGGTTGGCTATTGGGAAAAAGATCTTAATTTGCCAAATGGCGATGCTCTAATAAAGCTTGCTCAATTTTTTAATACAACTGAGTCTTACATCCTTTACGGCATATCATCGAAGGAAAATATTTCTGTGATTACAACAATGAGAAAACTTCCCGTTTTGTCATATGTACAAGCAGGTAAATTCACGGAATACCTAGCAACAGAGATTTATGATGAAACGTTGGAATATCTAGAAACTTCTTTAAAGGTATCACCTTCAAGCTTCGCCCTTACAGTAAGAGGTGATTCGATGACTAATCCTTCGGGTATGCCTTCTATTCCAGAAGGTGCGAAAGTTATTGTTGATCCCGCAGCAGAGGTAATTAGTGGCAAAATTGTAGTCGCTCGCCTTACAGGAAGTGACGAGGTAACAATTAAAAAATTAATTATTGATGGCCCTAGTAAATACCTATCTCCACTCAATCCCCGCTATCCAAACATCCCGATCAATGGCAATTGTGAAATTGTTGGTGTTGTAAAAGGTGTTCAGTACGAATTGTAATCTCACCATCACACAAATCTAAATTTACTTAGATTTGTGTTGACATAAAATATAAGTTTTATTAGATTTGATTCTAACAAAACTTAGTATTAGATGAAGAGCCTTTCCCACTTCATAGAAAACAGCAGAAACCGCCACAACTTGAGGTAAGCAATAATCAAGTTCAATAATTGAAACATAAAAAATAAGTCTTTATTTACCATTAACCAACATCAGGGAAATTTAATCTCGATTAATTCGAGAGGGATCTTTATTACTTAAATTATGTGGAGAGAATAATGTCTTATATTGCAACTGCAACGAATAAGCACTTCTATTACCTCGATGTACGGATCGAGGATATAGATATTCAAGACATTGCGACGGGTTTAGCTAATGAATGTCGCTTTAATGGACAGATTGATAATTTCTACTCTGTTGCTCAACACTCAGTATATGTCAGCTATTTAGTTGCTCCAGAATATGCTTTAGAAGCCTTACTTCATGATGCCAGTGAGGCCTATGTAAAAGATCTGCCATCACCGCTTAAAAAGCTATTACCTGAATATAAGGAGATAGAAAAAAGAATTGATACTGTTATTCGTCAAAAATATAACTTGCCACCCGTTATGTCGGACGCTGTGCATTTAGCCGACTTAATGATGTTAGCAACTGAAAAACGAGATTTAGATATTGATGTGGGTAGCAATTGGCTAATGCTTGAAGGCATTCCTACAAGTGATTTTATTGTTAATCCATTAACTCCACTACAAGCCAAAGTTTTATTTTTACGTAGATTTAATGAATTAAGTAAAAGGAGCTAAATAAACAGTTCTAAAAAGTTTAAATAAATACCACCAGCATTATTAACGTCTATTTAAACTGTATACGGCAGTATGGAGAGAAAATATGTCAAGAATGGTGACTCTTGAAGCGTGGGCAAGGTTGGAATTTGGAGATGCCTCTCCTTGCATGACGGTGTTACAAAAATACGCAAAGAATAACCTTATTGCACCACCTGCAATGAAAGTTGGCCGCAAGTGGATGGTTGATAGAGAAGCTCGTTATGTGGGTTATCTGTCTCTCCCTCAAATTCCTACTAAATCAACGGAACGACTTAAGAGGATAATTACAGATGGCTGCCCGACCACGAACCCATAAAATAATCATCCCTAATCTATATCGAAAGCTAGATAAGCGTAATGGCAAAATTTATTGGCAATATAAACATCCCATCACCGGTAAATTTCATAGCTTAGGCACCGACGAGCAAGAAGCGAGAGAAACTGCCATTCAAGCCAATACAATTATTGCTGAACAACACACTCGACAGTTATTAAGTATTAATGAACGGTTATCAAAAATTAAGACAAACAAGTCTGAAATATCTGTCGATATATGGATAGATAAATATTTAGATATTCAAAAAGAAAGATTAGATATCGGTGAATTAAAAATTAATTCTTATCGACAAAAAATGAAACCCATTAATTTATTCCGTCAGTATTGTGGTACGAAAATATTAAAAGAGATAACCGCTTTAGATATTGCTGAAATAATAGATTCCATCAAAGTATTAGGACATTCAAGAATGGCTCAGGTCGTTCGCATGGTGCTTATTGATGTATTTAAGGAAGCTCAACATGCTGGCTATGTTCCGCCTGGTTACAATCCCGCGAAAGCAACTAAACAACCACGGAACAGAGTGAAAAGAGAACGCATGACATTGGAAGAATGGCGCACTATTTATCAGCAAGCTAAGAACCACCCTCCTTACCTGCAATGTGGCATGTTATTGGCTTTAACCACAGGTCAGCGGATCGGTGATATCTGTAAAATGAAATTCTCTGATATTTGGGATGACATGTTACACATACAGCAAGAGAAAACGGGGAGTAAGTTAGCCATCCCTCTCTCACTAAAATGTGAAGCTATCAATCTCTCCTTAAGAGATGTTGTTGCTCAATGTCGTGATGCTGTTGTAAGTAAATATCTCGTGCATTATCGGCATACCACCGCACAAGCAAAACGAGGCGAACAAGTCACACCAAATACATTAACCACAACATTTAAAAAAGCACGAGATAAATGTGGGTTAAGTTGGGAAAAAGGTACGGCACCTACTTTCCATGAGCAGCGATCTTTATCTGAGCGACTTTATCGAGAACAAGGAATTAATACACAAAAATTATTGGGTCATAAAACACAAAATATGACTGATAAATACCACGATGATAGAGGCAAAGAATGGCAAATTATTGCTGTTTAA